TTATTTATCCTTTATTGTAACTTCTACTTTTTGTGGAATATCTTTAGATTTAGCAATCTCTGCTGTAATGGCATCCACGGTCGCTTTTGATTGCTCTTTAGTCGTTTTGATAGCTTCCTTAATCTCCGCAGATGTTGAATCTGGATTCAACGCTCTAAAGAAACGAACATACCAAGGTGCTGAATTCGTCCATGTATAAGACGGAATATCATGCCCGTTGTTATCTTTATAGATTTGTTGAATAATCTTCATTTCGTCTTCATGTGCTAGTGCTCGCACTTGGTTTGTGTGTCCGTTGTAAAAATAAAGTGTACCTTCGTTCCAAGCAGGGTCACCTTTAATGTTAAATAAAAAGTCCATAGTTTCTTCTCCTTCGATTGTAGTTGTATTTTGTGTTGTTTCGTCATCATCTAGCATAACCATATTCTTATCTAGTCCGCCATTTGGTAAACCAGTAGATGTGAACTGCCACCAACGAATCCCATCCATAGAAGGGAATATTTCTTTGACTGGGTGTGGCGTATATTCTCTATTGGGATAAGCTGCAATCCATAAACTATTAGGATATTTAGCTAAAATTTGATGATAATCAAGATTAGCTAGTGTATATGGTTTGTAACTATAATAGATAGGTTTATAGCCCGCACTAGCGCATCTATCCATAAAAGCTAGTACCGCATTAGTATTAGCTTGTTTTGATGTGCTAGCGCTATCTTCATAGTCACACACAAGGTAAGGTGTTTTAGTTGGTAAGTTAGCCAAAAAATAATTTGCTTCTGCTACTGCCTGACTAACGTTACCGCCAAAATGTGCAAAATGATAATATCCGATTGGTTCACTCGTTTGTGCCTGCGTGAAGCGATTAGGTGAAAGATAAGCAGTCCCTTCACTTACTTTAATAATCGTCTTGCGTGTACCTGCTTGCTGACAGATCGCTGTTAAATCTGCCGACTGATGAGACGACACGTCAATAAAATAATCATTCTTCTTCATCAGCTTCACCCGCTTTCTGAAGCTCTGCTACTGCTTTTTCAATCGCACCATAAACTTGCTCTGTACTAAATTTGCCAATGAGATTATTAGCACGAATTCGCTTCACAATGAAATTATAAGCAGCATTCTTTTTCTCTGGACCCGTTTTATAGGTCACCTCTGCATAATGCACCGCTTGCTCTGCCCACGATGTAAACATAGCAATATTTTTATTCTTGGTATGTGCTTTTAGTAGCTTAATACCAAAATAAGCAACAGCCGTAATAATACCGCTATCCCAAAGAGCTGTTAAAATTCTAATAACATCATTCATATTTTTTTCCTTTCTGCGTTCCACTGCGCACTACTTGTGCATACTTAAAACATCTGCGTATTTCTAACAACATCTTCTAAACCGTCAACCTTTTCTTGCAAGACTGAGATGTCTTTACGAGTTTCAAACGATAGATTGTTAACCGCTTCGGTCAGTCTTGCCATCTGCTGTTGGTTCTCAGTTGCAATCCTATTGTTAGAATCTAATAACTGTTTATTAGTATCCTGAAAACCTGTAATCAGTTTTTTTATAACCCAAATCATTCCACTAATCAGCAGAAAGATAGTGATGATAATGGCTACCGCTAAAACACCGCCTACCTTATCTACCGTCCATGTGGTCTGCATGGCTTCATGGATAACATCTTGTCCTACCATAAGCCCCTCTACTTTCTAAGCTTATTCAGCGGTTTCTTTTGTCAACTCTGCCAAAAGCTCATCATCTTCAACCATGAGAGCGATTTGCGCTTTGACTTTTGGTTTCAAACATTTTGGTACTTTTGAGTATTGATAGTTTCCTGAAATAATATTAATTGCATAAAGTTTAATCATCATGTCTGTTCCTCTTTCTATTTCGTCTTTAATTTTGTGTAGTAGTTTCATCAGTCAGCACTCCTTTGTCGTAAAGTTGAGTGACAACGTCTAATAACGTAACTTGCGCTACTTCCGAATTTGCTTTGTGTTCTTCGAGCTCTTTCGTAATTTCGTTGAATTTCTCGTTTTCGTACTTGTCACGGAAATTCTCTTGATAGATAGCTTCAAGCGCTAGCTTCTCTAGCTCATCATTTGACAAGCTGATTTTGTCAGCTGATAGCATGACAGGATAAAAAGCTCCCTCATCATTCGTCAAGGTTACTTTCGTTCCTGTCACCGTACCGTCTACCGCAAATTCTTGCGATTTCGAACCAAATTTTAATTTCATGTTTTCTCCTTTCTAGTCTAGCTTGGGAATGGGTCTGTCGTTATCCACGTAATAGAGCCCATCATCGCTAATGGTTGGGCTTTGGTTATAATCGTGAAATTGATAGTACCATCTGTTTCATAATGTAAATCTGCAAAACTATCCGCCCAGTTCTCTGTCCCAGTTCCACCGCCAGCATGTCCTGTGAGCGTAATAATTTGAGCGGTTGTTGGTCTCCAACCAACTGGGATAGTCTCCGATGCCTTGCCGCTAACTTTGTGAGCGTTTTTGTAAGCCAGATTAATCGACAGATTAACAATGTTGCCGCAACGAGTTGCATTTGCGTTTAAACCATACGGACCATTGATAGTCCTTGTATACACTTTGGTTTGGTTAACTGCCGTAAATTCAGCTACGCTATTCAACGGTGCGTATTCAATCCAATTCGTCCACGTACCACTATGTCTAGTCCTGGTAAACATTCGTCCGCTATTCTTTTGGATAGCTTGTTGCGACAAGTAGTTATCACTTTCCGAATAGACCGAGACATAGAACTGATTTAAACCTGTTCCAACCGTCGGACCATTTTTTGGCTCATTGCACGAAAAGAAACTATTGACAGTTTTTGTGTTCAAATCGAGTGTGCCAGAAGCGTTATAAGGCGAACGTCCAGCATTGCTTGTTAGCTGATGGTGTTGAATATCTTTATTTTTGTATTTAAAGACCCAATCACTATCAACCGCCTCTTTATTTTCGGGATATTTCCCAAAACTTACGGCTGTTTCAGCCATACCCATCACCATTTTTTCTGGTGAAACGGGTGGCGCTTTAACCGTACCTGAACTTGTCAAGGCATCTTCAAGCACGCCGTAGACTTCATAAGATTTCCCAATATCAAACGTTCCGCTAAGTGTAGCTTTTGAATTAGTCAGCGTGTTAGTGACCTTATCGTTAACCCCTGCGCCAGTATCAGCTGTGTAGGTGGTTGAGCCAAACGGCGCTGTTTTAAAGCTAAGCTTAAAGCTATTCTTTTGAGTGTTGCCGATTTTAAGCGGTGCGATTTTAGCTGTACGAGTAACGACAATCTTATCCGAGGATTGATTGGTATCACCACGAACAGCGGTAAAGGTCAGCGTTGGCAAGAAATACTCCAAGACCGTGATATTTGTCGTAACAGCGTTGCTAGAACGTCCACGGCTATCAGTAACCCACGCTTTGACCTGCGCTGAACCATTCCACTTCATCAGCCCTAAATTGCCATTATTAGCGGTGGTAGACTGGTTCTTATTGACAATCTCTGCGTGATAACCTGTAATTGTCGACCCTTGGATACCAGTAGCACTATTGAACGCTACTTTGATGTCTGACACGATTTCAGCGAATGTGTTAGCTGTATTTAGCAAATTTTTAACCGCTGTATTGCTATCTGTCAGCGTAATACTACCAAGGCTTGGTGTCATGCTCGTCGGAACATTCAAGGTTAACTGTGCGGACTTGCTACCGATTTTGGTAGAACCGCTATAAGTATCTACCGTAATACCACCGATTCCGCTTGTAGCACTTGGAATCACAGTCGCTAAATCCGCTGGTGGTGTCCAAGAACACGATGTGCCAACGTTAGTTGCAATCGTGCCAGATTTTGAGCCAAACGAATATTTAACCGTATGCGTAAATGCGCTATTCTTACGACTAATATTGATTGTCATAGCACTTCCAATTGTTCCAGTAGAAGCACTGACATCACTTGCTCGTGGAATATTTGACAATGGCAAATCAAAAGCAACCATCGAACTACCATAGCCACCAGTGTTTAAAGCAACAGAGATTTTGATACCAACTGTTTTCGTACCGTCGGAATTATGAGGAACGTTGTAATCATGAGCAAATATCAGCTGTGATGAACCTGTACCAATATTTATCGCTGGGTGCTCGATAGCTGAACCGCCATTGATTGTAATAGTTAAATCGGCAGTAACTCCCCACATACTCGCATAGCCGTTTGTGATAAGTCTTGCTTGTACGTTGACCGTCGAGCTATTGCTTGCAGTATCTGGTCTGTTCCATGCCGACCAAACTTCTAACGTCATATTATGTCCGTATTGTCCGCTAAATGTAGCTGTTGCCATAAGTCCTCCTTTCGCTATTTAACAAAGTATGTCGCATTGACATACTCATTTTTTGGATGAGCACGGGTGATGTAGTGTCCTAATTGCAAAGACATTGTAAATACACCATTATCAATGTGGAGCATTCTTTGACTAATGTAAGCCACCTCTGAACCGCCACTTTGGAATGAAATTCTATCTGGTGTGACAACGACTTTAGTCGTACTCTCATTCGCACCAATAACCATTCCACCGTTGCCCTGCGTAATGTAGGTGTCCATGAACTTCAACTTTTGGGAATATTCCATAATCGGCTCAATGTCCTTGACACGGTCTTCGATGGCTTTTGTTATCTCAATAATCTTTTGACGACCGTCTGAATCTTCTTGTTTAAGATTGTTGATAAACGTTTCAAGCTCTGACACTTGCTCCAGAGTAGCTTTGGCTTTTAGCTCAACTTCCATCTGCAATCGCTTAGCTTCTAGCGCATTGAGTTGCTCTTGCGTGAGTGCGCTGTCAGCTTTGCTGTCAATGTCAGCTTGGATGTCCTCTGGTGCCCATACATGACCAGTAGCAACATTTCCAAACTGCACCATGACACCAGTTACCCAAGCGCTCCCGCTTTTAACACCTTCGAGGTTAAATCTAATAGTAGTTTTAAGCTGGTCGTATGACTTGTTAGCTGCATAGTCGTATGTGTACGTTATATACTTCCAGTCAGACGTTCCAGTGAAACTTCCTAATGTTGTATAGTCTGTACCTATAGTTGTAGCTGTAGTTGCACCAGTCGAACTGTTTTTCCGAACCATTGCGTGTTTAAAGCAGTTAAACTTATTCCAATTATTCGCGCCCTGAACGACGTTCTCGTATTTCACCCAAGCGCTAAAAGTAACTTTTTGATATAACCTAGAACTGAAATCTGGTTCTATATTAAAAGCTAGCTCCTTGTTGTTTGGAATACGATAACACTTCTTCTGACCTGTGATGTGATTGTCTGGTAGTATTTCTTCTACGAAACCACCAGTAGCTTTTGATTGAATCCATAGATTACGAGTACCAACCTGCACGTTAGCCAGTCTGTCAACCCACTTATATTTAGTGTAGTCGCTACTGTCTGCTTGCGTGTAATCGCTGTAGTAACCCATGTAGCGCTGATTGCCGTCAGTTAAGCTAAAATCAGTCTTGCCGTCAGCAGAGCTTGCAAAGGCGAAGTGAATGTAAGGTGTCTTACCGTCAGCTCCTGCCTTACCAGGAATACCCTGCGCACCGTCTGAACCTTTCCATTTAGACCACAAGTATTTGGTTGGGTCATTGCTTCCAGCTTCGACGAAATCTTGGTACATACCAATGTAGGCTTTTGTTTGGTCTGTTTGGCTAAATCCGCCACCAGTCGCATTATCGGCATAAGCAATATGCGTATACTGCGTTTTACCGTCTGCGCCAGTTTCGCCCGGCAAACCTTGCAAGCCTTGAATGCCCATAATTCCAGCAATAGTTGGCTGTGTGACTGCAACCGTTCCATCACTAAAATAGTCAATGTGTAACTTCCACAAGAAACGCTTGTCAGCCGTTGGCACTTTCATGTCAGTAGACCAGCCTAAATCCTCGGGAGCTTGTGAATAAGGAGTTTTGGTTGTGCCTTGTTCGATTTGAATGTTCCAAACAGACTTAACTGCTGTTTTGTGGTAAGTGTTAACACGTAAGTAGTAAGTTCCTGTTGGATGTGTCCAAGTTTTCTTGGTTCCTGTTGTATTGACTTTATTGTCTGAGACAATCGCCCAAACGCTTGAATTATTAGTTAACCAGAGCACAACATTGTCAGATTCTTTTGAACCGTCATGTATGCTTGTGAAATAACCGTCTGTTTCACCAGAAATGACATACTCCTTGCCGTTTTCAAGATAAACCGACGTATCATTATAGGTTATCCAGTTATCGTAATTTGATAAATTGGCTTTGTTTGGTTTAAATGGTCCTTTTGAATTTCTTAGCAAGTTACGACCACCGACCATTGGATGGCTTGGTGCTGTCCCTATTGACGTCAACTGATAAAAATCTTCCGAACGCTCTAAACCTCGTCCGTCCTTACCGTCTTTACCATCAGCTCCAGTCTCACCCTTATCACCTTTTTCGCCCTTAGCGCCGTTTGCACCGTCGTTAACATTCGTCAGCGTGATTTCAGTCGTTGCTACTTCATTGTTGCCTACATAAGCCGATACGGTCAAAACAGCGGTATCTTTAATAGCGCTAGCTTTAACAAGATATTGCATGCCGACTGTGGCATTCCCGTCAAGAGCCCACCGCCATGAAACATCCGATGTCACAAGAGTATTCCCCTTGTATAATTTTGCTTTTACAAGAGATTCCCCCACGCCATTTTTAAACGTTGTGCCGTTGTCAGTAGAAACTTGAATAGTATACGGCTTCGCATCCTCTACTAGCTCAGCTAGGCGACTTTGGATATCAGCCGATAAATTACTACTCAATGATTTAAAATTATCATAAGTTGTGCGACTATTTTCCGGTTTTGTAAAAGAAAGTTTTTGTTTTGAAACACGAGCCTCAATAATTAAAATTGGGCTAAATTCGTTGTCTTGAATAGGTACACGGTCACCAATATCAAGGTCTGTCCATCCTTCAATTTCATAAGAAATAGACGGGTAAGCATGCAGCTTTAAATCCTTGAACGCCATTTGTTCTAGAATTTCTGAACTGTCCGCATCATAACTGTTATCTTTACGAATCCACTGATCATTTTGTGTCTCACTCGTAAATGTTGAGGGATAAAGTTTGGAAGCAATCGGAGCGTATAAAGCTTCTCCTTTTTTATAAAATTCAACTTCGCCATCGCTGTTTTTAACTTCCCAATCAGGCATCGAAGCAATATCGATTAATTCTTTTTCGCCTGTATCTTTATTGCTAGTTGGTGGTTTTAAGACCTTAGTCGTCGAGCTCGCATTCCCTTTTGACGTACGAACAGTTGTTGTCTCGATGATAGACCCATTTGCCTTTTCTGTTCTTTTAACTGTTGTCGTCGAACCATCTGCATTTTTGGTTACTTTCGTTGTAATAACTGATTTACTTTGAGAACCGTCCATATTCGTCCAGACTGTTGTCCGGGTTGTTGAGCCGTCAGGATTCTTAACAGTCGTTACCTTTTGACCGTGCTCATCAGATTTTGATACCTCATCCGCTACAGATTGCGTACTTGTCGGTACAAGCATGGTAAATAGCCCATCATAATCAACCGTACGTGTAATATCAGTTAAAAAACGCTCTCCTAAAAGGATAACGTTCTTTTGTTTCTTACCAACACCGTAATTTTCACCATCATATTCTTTGTAGACATTTAACTTAAACTCTTTTAAAGTACCATCAGAATTCAATACCGTTCTAAATTCATGCTCTGCATTAAATTTAGACAGTAACTCCAATAACCTAGCTAACTTTGTCTCTGAACTTGAAAATTCTAGTGTACGTGTATACGAAGCAATCTCATTAATCCCAATGTCTAACTTAGTAAAGTTAAGCAAGTCCATCTTTTCCGCATACTGCTTAAAGGTTAATGGTTGGTCTGATTTAAACGGTAACGCACTTTCATTAATAAGTTCCAAATTAAGATTACGACATTCCAATTCGAGCATCGTTCGAGTTTCTTTTATCTTATAAATAAGAAAAAGGAATGTTTCTCCCTTGTAATTAAAAGAAACAAAATTACGCTTTCTAAGCAAACTTGAAGGGTCTCTTTGTAATTCATTATCACTAGTGAATTTTTTATAAACCGAAAAAGAAAAGACACTAGCACCAGTTGCTAGGTCTCTTTCCCATTCATCATCAAAGAAATGTAAACTTTTTGGTTTGTTGTTATCTATAACACCCACAATCTTAAGCGATGGATCATGAATCATTATAGTAGGAACTTTAAAAAATGTTTTCAATCATAACCACCTTTCTTCAAATTCAACCGTAACTGTTGGCGGTTTTTTACACCAACTAGAAGTGTAAACTTCCAAAGTAGATTTACCCGGAGGAATTTCTACAAAATTAGAACCATAGACAAAATCCATTTCCCTATCAAGTCCATCCATTGTGATACTAACATCCTCACTAGATAAAACCACGTTTGACCCCATCGGATAACGATTAGGCACATCTTTCCAATAATCCACATGCAATTTCTCAAACAAAAAATAATTGATGTAATGATGTGTCACCATCCTATCAGTTGTATTTCTGCCCGCATATTGCCCAACAAAGAACTGAACCTTTTTAGCTTTCACATCACGAATCCCCGCATCTGAATAACGAAAACTAGAACCATACCAATAATACTTAATCGTGTCACCCTCTTTTAACAAGTCAAACATATTCGCATTCTTGTTTTCTTGACGACCTTCCGAGCCGTACGGATTGGGTGGAAACCATAACGATGGCGTAAAGTTAATCGTCTGTACCACACGACTACCACCCTTACCATCTCCTAACAGAAAACGAATTTGAGCAGTATTCCCAGAAGCATCATTTTTTTCAATCGCCATCCCTGCGATAAAATGGTCATTTTCATCAATGACAGACAAACACCAAGCTCCGGTCTGCCCCATCAATCCCGTTTCAAACCAAGCCCTAGCCCAGATGTACCAGTTCTTAGCAGTTTCAGCAAGTGGCAATTCTTTAACAGCCCCATATTGATAAGCTCCCGCAGTTCCACTAGTCGCAAACTGATTGGATATTAACCCCAAACGCCCACTAAAAGCTTTATCTGAAGTCATCTTAGCGTTGATAATTTTATTGGTGTTCTCATAGTTTTTAGTACCATCCGTCCAATCCGAAAAATCACCACCCTCATTTTTATGGAGAGTGACATTTTTTTGAGCAGTAACACCATCCACTTCTTCTTTATTACCAACTTCCATAGCGCTTGTTGCATTAACAACACCAATATAACCATTTTCAGAATTGTGTTTAATAGTTATGATAGGATAAGCATATTCGCTCCCCTCGTTATTAATTTCAAAGGTAATTTTATCCCCAGAAACAGTTGGATTATCATAACGCTTGTACGTTGTCGAATGAGCCACCCCATCCTCAATATAAAACGTAATTGTTCCAGTAGAACGTTTTAGCGTTTCTTCACGCATTTCAATTTTTCCAGATTTAATAGCCAAGTAATATTTATCAGGTTCATCCGAAAAAATAAGCTTTTTAGGCGATTCAACCCTAAAAATTCTAGCCAGTTGACGTTTTACCTTGTTTCTATCATTTGACCAGATAGTAAAATCAACCTCGATAACCTTAGCACCACGAGAAATACGCAATAACTGTTCCCCCAACATAGGAGTATCCTCTGTGATAAGGTCATCTTCGTTTCCAGCATCACGGCGAATATCGGTGATATATTCCCAATAATCCGACAAATCAATACCGTTATAAATCGCCGTTACTCCTCTATAACTCAAATAGGCACTCCTTTCATAATACTTTTAATCCTTGATTGACGAGCTTGTTCTTCACTCACCTTACGAGTGATTAACTCACTATCCAAATACACCTTAGACACAGGCACTTTCTTATTACCTGTTCGCAATAGTTCAGCAATTTCACGCAACATCAACACCACTTCAGCATTATCATTAACCGTTGGAGCAGGCGTTACAACAACTTTCTGTTGCACAGAATCCATCGCCTTAAACAAAGGTGAATCAGCAGAATAACCAACCCCATCAGCATATCTTGGAATCCCTGCTTTTTGCATCAAAGATTTAGTCTTACTTGCTTTCAACACCTTAGAACCACGAGGCAAAGGCAGAATCACATTTCGACCTTCAGGCACAAAACTAAACCCATTAGGTAAAGTTACCAACTCCTTATAGTTAGCATTTTTCTGGTCATTAACCATTGCTAAACCACCAGCATGGTAGTTTGTACCGTTTTCAAACCCTAAAACTTTCGCCGCTTTACCAACTACATTAGCTATAACATCGATTGTATGTGTTCTTGGCAGTCTTGATACCCATCCACTTACAGCGCTTGTAACATGGTCAGCTGCTTTTACAGCAATGGGATTTTGCTGCTTAATCGTATCAATAGCAGTTTGTACTTTATTACGAACATCAGCAGCTGCATCTCTTGCTTTAATATCGGCTGCTTTTCTTTGTTGAACATTGTCGATTTTTTCCTGAGCAATAACAATCTGACCGGTTGTTTGGTCTACAGACAATAACGGAACCGTCGTACCTTTTAAAGAATTAACATTTTCTTGTGCATTCGTGATTTCTGGAAGAGTGTTATTTAGCGCATCAAGGTCTACTGATTTTCCTGTTAAAGCATTAATAGCTGTCTGAGCTTCATCAGCTGGCATAGAAGCCAAGTTATTTGCAATCAGGCTTTTAACTCCTGGAGATAAACTATTCCAGTTGTTGAGAACATTAACGGCAACATCTGCTTTACCAGTAAAATCTGCATTCTCCCCAAGGAGTTTTTTTACATTTTCAGGCATATTATCCCATGAATTCAAATATGTCTTCGCTTCATCAGCGTTTGCCACAAAATCATTATTATTTCCCAAAAATTGCTTCACTGTATCCGGCATTCCATCCCATGAACTCAAAAGATTTTTTGCTTCTTCAGCATTTGTTATAAAGTTAGAATTTTCACCTAAAAATTGTTTAACTTCTAATGGTAAGCCGTTCCATTCTGACAATACTTCTTTTGTTACATCTGTTTTATTTAAAAAATCATCATCTTGTGCTAGGAAATTTTTTATAGGATCAGGAATTTCACACCATGCTTGCATATTTTCAGTAGTCTCATTAATAGCACCCATTGCAGGCGCTTTATCGATAACTAACTGTTTATCTTCTGGTGACAAATCATTCCATTGACCATTAGCAATTAATGCTTGACCAATGGCGAAGGCAGCATTAGTTTCAAGAGTGGCGTTTTGAACAATAAACTTCATACTATTCCAACCATCTTCTGCCTCCAGAGCTTTTTTAATTTCTTCTTGAGCGTTAGTTTTTAAAACACCATCTTTCCACGTTAAAGTATTCCAAGTAGCATTTGCAAGTTTAGTTTGTTCAGTCATCTCAGCGGTAGAATATGCCCACATCTTATTATTCTCCACTGCTTTACTAGAAGCTGTTGTCATTTTTTCGATGGCTTGTTCGTAAGTAATACCATTTTCTTCCATAACTTTTTGTACAGCTTCCATAGAAAGTGCTGATTCTTTTGCATCAATTCCTAACTGTTGCAAAGCCTTGGCTTGCATATCTGTGATTTGTTTCGTATAGGCATCTTTTTTAGCAGCATGGTCAGCCTCCAAGTCATCTAATTCCTTTAAAACCTCTTTACGAGCATTCTTCTCATCTTCTGAAAGTTGACTCTCATCATCCCCAAATTGTTTGAGGATTTCTTTTAAATCTGCTTTGCTTTTCTTATAAGTATCATTCTCTTCATCAAGCATTTTTTGAACATTTTTGATAGCTTTAGCCTGCTGTTTATGATTTAAAGATTCAAAATCACCATTAATAGCTGTTTGTAAAGCTTTACGTTCCTTAGCAGAAAAATTCATAAGTTCCAATTGTTTATTAATCATTTCATTCTGATTATTTAAAACGATTTGTTTTTCTTGCTCAGTTAATTGGCTAGCATCGTTATTATGATTTTCATAAATCGCAATAACTTCATCAGACATATTTTGAATATTAGAGGTTACTTGGTCTCCTCTGGTTTTCAGTGCATTAATAACGGTATCACTTAACCCCAGTTTTGTTGCTAAATCAACTTCTTTATTAGTATGATCATCATTAAGTTCTTTGACAGCATCCGCAAGTTGCTGAACTGATTCTTTTACCTTATCAACATCACCAGCTTTTTCACCAAATAAATACATGGATTCGTTTGTTTCATCCACTTTTGCCTTAAAACGTGACAATTGGTCAGCTTCTACATTGCTTACAGCAGTCCCCCATTCTTCCGTACGAGCACGTCCTTGGTCAAGGTAAGCTTCATAAGCTAACAATCCACCTCCGACAAGAGCCAACGCCCCTACTGTTATCCCTAAAGGATTAGCAAGAGCAGCAATTGCGCCACCAAGTAAGCCGACACTACCTTCTGTAGTTGCTGCAGCTCCACCAAGTGTTGCTAAACCTTCCGTCATCTCAACAGTACCAGTTCCAACTTTTAACGCAGATACTAAACCTCTAACTTTTCCAGAAAGACTTGCAATCATTGAAAGAGTTTTACCACCTGTACTAAATAAAAGCCCCAAGGCACCAGAAAACGGACTAATTGCAGCAGTCACCAAAGCAAATTTGAGCGCTGCTTCTTTGGTTTTAGGGTTAAGATTTTCAAACCATTCAACAAGTTTTTTTCCATCATCTATTAAATCACGGATATAAGGCAATAAATCTTCCCCAATTTCAATACCCATTGTTTCTAGTTCGGCAATCATCTTTTTCAATTGATTCTCAGTAGATCCCATCATCTCATCAGACATCTTCTTAGTAGAACCAGTTGCGCCTTCCGTTGCTTTCGTTAAATCACGCAAAGCATCTCCACCTTGTGCCACCAAAGCATTCATCCCTGCTTGCCCAGTACGACCAACCGCTTGTGAGATAAGCGCCGCCTTTTGAGCATCTGTCATACCTTCTGTGTTAGTTCTCACGAGGTCAAGCACATCTGCTAAGTCGATACTTCCCGCTAGGAAAGCATCCGTTGAAACACCCATTCTTTCCCAAGCTTCCGCATTAGCATCAGTTGGATTGATAAGAGTTGTCAACATAGCACGCAAGTTAGTACCTGCCTTTTCACCCTCGATACCACGTTGGGAAAGCAAACCAATAGCAGAAGCCGTTTGTTCAAGAGAAATTCCTGCGGTTGCCGCCATCGGACCAACGTATTCCATCGCTGTACCAAGTGTAGAGTAGTCAGAAGCGGTCTTGTTAGCGACATACGTCAAACTATCCGTAACACGTTGTGTATCCTCAGCTTTTAGATTAAACTGTTCCAAAATAGCCGTTGTCGCATGCATGACTACTCCGAAATCTTCACCAGAAGCCTTACTAGCTTGGAGAACATGAGGCATTGCCTCCATCGTCTGATTGACATCATAACCACGACGAATCATTTCTTGCATTCCCTCGATGACCTCACTAGTAGTCATTCCGTAAGTTTTTGCATAATCTTTAACCGCACCGCTCAATCTATTCATTGTGGTACTCATTTGTTGCTCAGGCACATCATCCGCAATCAAAGCCTTAATAGTAGTCATTCCATCTTCAAACTCTATCGCACTCTTAGTCGCAACCGCGAAACCACTCCCAATAGCCACAGTCATTCCACGGGTCTTTTGACTAATGGTAGACAAACCATTTCCGATAGTCGTCAAGCCACTTCCTAATCGTGCAGTTAAACTATATTGGGAATATTGTGTTTCAATCGCTTCTTTCAGTTCATAACGATACTGGAAAAGCTTTTGCCGACTATTTTCATATTCATTAGCTAGACTCTGTGCTTGTTTTGTACCTTCTTCCATGGCGCTCTTAGTCTCTGAAAGACGTTTCGCATAAGCTTTAGCTTGCTCGCTGTTTTCACCATAGACGCTTTTAGCTTCACGATATTTCTGGTTAAGGACACTAACATCACTAGCTAACCCCTTTGTCCCTGCAGTTACTCGTTGATAATCTCCTACAAGTTTAGACTGATATTGAGAGTGTGTAGTAATTAAGCGATTAAGGTCATTAACTTGATAACCGTATGCTTTAAAAGCTTCACGACCAGTAATAGCATACTTAGACATAGCTTGACTGGTTTTTAGCTGATTTTCCATCTTTTTGATGTCACTTTTAAAGCTCTTAATGCTGCCTGTTGTTTGTCTTAATTTCGTTTGAAAACCTGTATTATCAAGCCCCAGATGAACAACCATATTCCCTAATGGCGTTACCATGATTAACCTCCTCCTATCGTTTGTACAAATTCACTTAGTGGAATAACAGCATCCTCTTTCTTAGTCTCCTCTGCGCTTTTCGCATTCAAGACATCCATCAACGTTAGAAAATCTGTCTCCATAACATCGTTGACCGTAAAACCGTTTCCACTAGTTGTTAAATCCTTAACTAAACTTAAGAATCGCTCTCGTCCTTCACTAGGGCTGACACTAGCTCCTTTGGGTCATCTTCACGATGTACCCCTACCGCTGTCAAAATCAGATTATCAACCGTTTCTTCCAGCTCCCAAGCATTCAACCCGTTTAAAATAGCATCCGCCGTCACAGCTTTAGCATCAAATAACGAAGCAACAAACTCCAAACGGTCAAGTAAATTTTCTTTTGGTGTGTAATCAGGATTCGCATATTTCTCTTGCAAGTCCCAAAAATCAAGGACACGTTTTCCTGGTACTTTATCTTGTGTATAAGTAACCGCATCTCCGTTTTTGTCAAATAAAGTAATTGATAATTTTGCCATAGTCTTTCCTTTCAAAAAAATAGGAGAGGGCTACCCTCTCCTAACTCTTATTTTCTAATTACGCAGCTTTCTCAACAAATTGCATTTCTTTTTCAAGCAAGCCAATTTCTTCATCACCAGAAGCCATTACATAATAGTCACCTTTGCTAGCTTCTGCATCACTAGCTTCCGCAGAGAATGTCAAGCTATCGCTAGCAAGCTCTTCTTTTTCACCTTTCTTAGTGTTCAATTCAATGCCATCCATTGCCCAAACACCGCAATAGAACCCAATACCAAATTCTTCACCGTATGGATCTTCTGAAAAGAATGCGACGGAACAAAGTGGAGGTTCGGTATCTGCACCACCTACAGTCAAGCCATTTTTCTTTTTACGTCCAAGAATAGCATTTTGTACTGCAAATGGTACATCTACAGCAGTAACCTCCGCTTTCACATCGCCAACACCTTTACGAGAAGTGTAGTAAGCAGAGTTACTACCATATGTTTTCACGGGTTCACTTGACAACCCTGTGATATTCGCTGTTTGAGTAGCACCTTCACCCTTTTTACCCTTAATAACAAAAAGATTCTCACCAAGTTTTGGTGTCGCACCGTCAAGGATACGAATTTCCATTCTTTCAAAACCAACTAAAGTCATTTCTTTCCTCCTAATAATCTAAATCGTAAATATCACTAAATCCACGATATGTACGGGCATCTACATAACGCCCAGTTTCTTCAAAATATTCATCTAAACCACCAGATTGTTGAAAAAAAGACAATGCAAGCATCGCCTTTTCAACCTCTCTAGCAATTGATTTCGTTTCATCGTAATCAGCCGTTTCTACATTAATTTGAAATAAAAATTTCTTACGCAAAGGCGCATCACTAGCAAAACTATCCTGCTCAGGACTCGTTAAAGGAATGATAACAACACTAGAAGCATTAGAAGCTAGCTCCTCTGGACGTATAAAATCCTTAATTCCCCCAAAATCATCAATCGCTTTAAGCTTTTCTGACTTTAAAAACTCCTCAAAAATCTTATCCATCATACTCATTTAGCCAACTCCTTCAATTCTTCTGTGATTCGTTCAAGGTAAACCGTCTTTTGCTCCTCTGCAAATAACCTCAACTTACCAAAACCTCGGATATTCCCATTCGGCGGAAAAGAGCGCCCATTACGAATAAAACCAAATTCATTCAAGTGTTCCAACCGCCAACGAGACCCCGGACCCCATCCAACCTTTACTTGATAGACCTCTCCACCAATCTTACGTGCCTTTGAATGTGCCGTTTGTTCCGTTGTTTGCCCAGTATCTCGGAAAGTATTCGTTGTTTCTTTCAAATCTTTTTCTGCTAGGTCACCAGCTTTATTAATCGCTTGACGAGAAATCCTCTCACGCCGTGTCTTACCAAGTTTATTATTTATAGCGTTTAAGACCTCATCAACACCACTAACGCTAATCCCATTAAGCACCATCATTATCACCATTTAACAAGAAAGTGATATAGCCGTTTCTAGGGCGAATATCTTCAATTTTCCAGATAACGCCTTGATAACTTGGAGCATGAATTTCCACGACATGTTTATTGTCTGTTTCGTACGCTCCATATGGATTTCGAATTTTGATAGTCACAGATTTCTTAACACCACGACTTTTTAAAATCTCAATATCCTTTAAAGAGGAGTTATAAATCTCCGCCCAAGCTTTGTATTCTACCTGATTAGTTGTTCCACGTTTATGTAACCCAGAAGCAACCTTAGTCGAATAAAAAGCGACTGGGGTATTAAGAGTGCCGTTATGGGTAGTCTCACTCTTAATACTCTTTTTACGCATCATCGCTTTCTTCCCCTTTCATTTTGTTAATGACATATTGCAGCTCAATCTCGGCGCTATAATTACGTTGAAACTCATCTAAAGCATCATGATACACATACCGAGCACGTTCAAAAACAAGCTCCGTAAGCATATCCTCTACCTCGGTAGCCCCGACAAGAAGCACGATGGCTACAACACTAGAGCGTAACATTCGCTTAAGATTATCATCTTCCTCATTATTACTGATACGCATACGTTCTTTAAAAGCGTCTAATTTTTCACTAGCAAATTTCTCTGCATCAATAGCCATACATCACACCTCATCTCAACCCTTAGGCTTTACCTGATGCTTTTCCTGAAGCAATAGCTTTAGCTAATGTCACTACCGCAGAAGCATGATTGTCTTTCGCTTTACCGAAGTAATAAGCTTTCGTTGTATAAAGCATCCAATCTTCCAAAGCAAATGTTTGGTCAAATTCTTCAATTTGAGCTGTCGAAGCTGTGAAAGCATCATAACGGTCAGAAACATACATAATTCCTTTACCTTGCTCCAAAGCTAATGTTTCAATCAATTTAACACCATTTGGAATAGTCGTTACATACGCTCCGCCATCTGTACGAGTAGTGAATTTAGCTTCAAATTCCCAACGGTCCATCGGGTTAATCAACAGGCAAACTTTACCAGCGATTTTTTTAATATTGCCTTTATCATCAACTGAAAGGAATTTCATCACTGGAGCAAACAATGTTGGAGCTGTTTTAGCATCAATTTCTGAAAAATCTGCGATTGGTTCTTTATCAGTAGCAAAAGTGATTTTTGTACCATCAGTTGTGCTCTTGTCAAGGTCTTTAATTAAACCGACTGGTTTATTTACACCATCACCGTTTACAATTGCAAGTTCAAGAGCAACAGCAACCGTTTCTTTAATTTGTTCAATGACAAATTGTTTCAACCAAGTGTAGCTAAATTTAAGAGCATCTTTAGGAAGAACTACAAAGGCAGTAAGTTTGTTCATGCCAAAGTTAACTTCACCAAATTTTTGTTTCAATTGACCTTTAATATCGTCATAAATTTCGCCCCAAACAGCAGTTCCTTCTGTTTCAGAAACAATAGCTTTTAGCTGAAGACCTGCATTTTTGAATTTAATATTTGAAAGAAGAGGATGCTCAACTTTCAAATCTTCAAACACACGAATCATAATTTCTTCTGGGATAATTTTTTCGGTTTTAACACCAGTATTATCCTCTGGTTTAGTCACTTCGTTAAAGAAATTGATTTCTTCTGCAGTAAGTGAAGCATTTGAATTACGTTCTTCAAAAAGATTTTTCAATTGTGTTTCAGTCATGTCTTGCAACTCTTGACCAAGAACCTCAAAAGCATTCGCAAAAAGGTCTTTTTGTTCATCAACAGTTGCACCATTTGCCATTTTTTCCGCCAAAGTATTCATAGCTTCCATGTACTTTGGTGTTTCTTTTAAGTTAATAACCATTTATGTCTCCTTATTTTGTGTTAAAAAATTTCCCAAATGGGCTATCATCCATTGGGTTGTGTTGCGCTTCTTTCAAAGCATCTACTAATTCTTTAGTATCGATAGTAACTTTTACTGGCATTTCACCAACTGGTTTACTATCAAGACGTTGCTCCATATCATCCAAACGCCCCATAATCTGTTTCAAAAGCACATCCGTAGAATTGGTGTCTTTTTCATACAGTTCAGCAATGATACTATCTGGGATAACATCTTCCATACTTGCCACATAATCAGACACCTGTTCATCATGAAACATGATTTTATCTGCAAAACCAGCTTCCACAGCTTGTTGCGCCGTAAAATAAGTCGTCTGATTCATCAAATCCAACAACTCCTCTAGAGATTTCCCAGTTTTCAATACATACGCATTAGCAATAGATGTATTGATATTTTTAGCCACATCAGCTTGTGCATGTAAGGCATTATAATCCCCATTAGCCATACTTGATGCGTTGTGAATCATCAATTGAGCCGTAGGACTAATTTGAACCTCATCACCAGCCATTGCGATAACACTAGCGGCGCTAGCCGCCATCCCAACAATCTTAACCGTTACTTTCCCAGAATAAGATTTAAGCGCAGTATAGATTTCACTTCCCGCAAAAACCATACCACCGCCAGAATTGATATGAACCTCAATATCCTCACCATTTTCTGGGAGAATTAAATCCTCTGGAGCAAAACAAGCACGATTACGAGACTTATAAACCTCCTTGTAATCATTCATCGTTATCGCTCCCTTGATTTCGATTACTTTCATCCTCTTTAGTACCTCCTTCTACCCTCATTTCTAAGTAGTTCTTAGTGATATACAAGCGTTGTCCCAAGCCATTAGGGAGTGGCTCAAGTCCAATTTCCTCACGTATCTCATCTGCCATTGCAAGACCCGCAGCAATCAACTTGTCACCTGACGTAGCAATATCAAATAAGTTATATTGGTGAAGCCCCGTAACCTTAACACGATTACCTTTTTGGTACTCCTCCTCGCTAAAAATGGCACGCTGTAACCCATCAACAAGCTTCTGCAAAATCGGCTCAAAAACCACCTCAATAGCCATTTCATAGTTTTTCTGATTGTCTGCCATCTCGCCATGCAATAACGCAGGAGACAAACCAACAACCTGACAAACATCATCCACATATTGCGTCAACAACCCATCAATATCATCAATGAATGTCACACGACCAGTCCCCTTACTAGAAAACTCCGCATAGCTATTCTTATCACCAAGAGGAATCCCAACAACAGAATCCGTTTTAATTTTCTTAATCACCCTGTTAAAGAAACGTTGCTGATTAGATTCCTTTTTGTATTCACCATCTGCAGCTTCTTGCGCCATCTCACGAATTTTATTTTTAGGTTGTGTAAACGTAAAACGGATTTGATTAGCAGTCTTTTGTCGATTAATCACACGACCCAAGAGCTCCCCATAATCCGCCCAAAGCTTTTCAAGATAGCTATTCAAACTATCATTTTCATTTTTCAAAAGAATAAACTTATCCGAATCAAAAACCTTATCAACAATCATTCCTTGAATAGAAGTCACGTGATACCTATTTCCTTCTAAGCTTTCTTCTTCCTTGATATAACTATCAGCTACATAGAGATTTTCCTTGTAAGCGACAATTAACACCTCGCCATCCTCAATCATAGTCTTTCCAATTTCACCAAGAAACTGTGAAGCCGTCTGATTAGGATTAGGCTCTACATTCAATTTATAAAGCCAATAACTAAACCTCTGCGCATCTGGACCTTTCAAGACAAACTTTGCCTTAGAAACACCACGTCCTACATAATTAGACACCTTATTAAGCGCACCATATTTCAGTGAGATATTTTTACTTAGCTCACTCGTATCACCATCATCCGCATCCGAAAACGTAGGCGACCGTTGAAATTTAAAATAATCTAAAAAGCTCAACCATTGGATAGCCCTGACTTTGCCATCAGAGATACTCCTTTCTAGTGGTACTCAAAAAGGAGCGCTAGAAACTAGCACTCCCCTCCTAAAAATTCCACAATACAATTTTCTCACGAAAGAAGCGACTTTTTTCCAGTCTTTCACAAAAAAAGACCGCCCATTTTAAGAACTTTAAACGACCAATCATCCACAAAACAACTAAACAAAGCCTTAGAATCGCCATCTCAGCACCCCAAAAAACAAAAAAAACACCCCCGCAGGAGTGCTAAAAGACTAATACCAATCCAATATATCTTCATACATTTCATCATAATCAAAACTTACTTCATTGAGGTCATCCGCACGATACATCGCATATTGAAAAGCTTTAAAACCATCAATCTTACGTCTCACATCTTCTTTCTTGATATACTCAACGTTCCCATCTGGTTTCAAACGGCGCAGGACATTATTTGTGTACCAACGCATCATGTCATTATCTCCAAAATTCACATGGCTTTGAGCAAAAGCCGTTTCAATACGAGGAGCTAACAAACTATCACTAGCCTTGGCATTACGCAAAACCTCGACCTGATACCCTGCAGGCGCTTCCTTAAAATTATTGGAAAAAGCAACCTCAAAATCTTCTTCCTCGAAATACTGACGTAACACATCAATGCGGAAATTATCCGAGATAATCCGTTGCAAATCAAAACCATGCTCATCACGCATTGAGACAAACCAATCAACTATCAACTCGGGGTTGATAGTTGGCTCATCAACAACCGTCAGCCACCCATTCATCTCCCACTTGCGAATAGGAGCAACTGTTTTCTGACGACCATTTGCCCCGCCCGTTCGCTCGTCCAGACGACTAGAATATTTATAATACTTATCTACAAAATCCTTACGCACAAAGGAATGACTTAACCAAACATAATCTTCCCCATTCTTAAACAACAAACCAACCGCAGCAAAATCTCGAACAGAAGCAAAGTCCAAACCACCAATACAAGGCTTATAAGTTAAATCAGGAAACTCCCGCTTAGTCGCACGAAGCTCCTCAAAGCTTGCCACACTCCGCTCAACATCCACAACAGGCAAATTCATACGCTTAGTCATAAACTCCTCACGACCAGACGGATCTTCCTCTAACTCATCATAATCATCCGTAACCGTTTCAAGCAAATTTTCTGCATAAGCAGATAGCGGAGGATGAAACATCGGCTGTGACTTTTGCCACTTCTCCTTTTCATCAACTTCCTTTTCATCATCAAGCTTACAAATAAAAGGAAACCAACTATTGAACTTCTTAGCCTTACCAGTAAGGACATTCATGCACTCCTCTTTCTTCTTATCAAGAAAGCCCTCACGAACATAACCATCCGTTGTAATATAAAACTCACGAGGATTCTTTACCTTACCAAGACCAGAACGGTGAACACGAACATCCCTATCATCCTGAAACTCATGAATTTCATCAAAGATAACCGCACCATCACGCAAACCATCTTTAGTATTACCATTAGACGTACGATATTTAAGCTCGCTCTTAGTCTGCTTATTACGAATAACAGACTTTGTATTATAGAAAAGCTTCTTTAACTTTTCCTTTTCCTCAATAATGTTATAAACCTCGTCAAAACTAGTTTTCGCTTGGTCTTCACTATTGGCAACGATAGATACATTATAATTAGCAATACCATGCATAGGCGTTAGCAAATAACTAGAAATACCAGAAATCAAGCCATTCTTACCACCACCACGCCCCATCATAATCAAGAAACGCTTATAAACATGAAGGTCATTATGCGACCACATCAAAAAAACAAAACAAATAATAAACTTCTGAAAATCTTCAAGCTTGAAAAACCATCTCTCAATATAACCAATGCAACTTTCAATCTGGTCATCCTGAAAGTAAATCTCTTTATTTTCAAGACGAGGAACAATCTCACGCTTGATATACTCGACAAGTAACACCCGTTCCTTGTTAAAAAGAATCTTTCCTTGCTCATATTGCTCAATATAAGCATCAACATACGGATGTATCATGTAAAGTCATCCATATCTATATCATTTGATTTTGCTTTTTTAGTCTCGTATTCCTCACGCTTCTTATCAAAAAATGAATCCAACTTAATCAACGCAGCATTAACCTTGACTTTCTCAGAAATCGCAGGATTAGCCTTATAAAATTCCTGACTACCATTAACCGTTAAAACCATAGCCCCCTTATCCTTAATTGACTTATCAAGGTCATCAAAAATCGACACCAAATTAACATAGCGGGCTACCTTCTCTAACTCAATAGCATTGTCAGTATCAATTAATATCATCAAATCCTTTTCCAAAGCTTCAAGCTTTAACTGCTTCTTTGTCTTTCTTCCCAAACAACTCCCCCCTTACCATTCAAAAATTTCATCATCCCACTTACGCTTTTTAGAGGTCGCTCTCCCGTGTCTCTTATTGTGGCAATCATGACATAAAGTCCTTAGATTATCCAATTCTAGAGCTAACTCAGGGTAAAATTCCACTTCCTTAATATGATCCACCTCTAAATTGTGAGTAGTGAGCTTTCCTGCTTCCTTGCACCAAACGCACTCAAAATGGTCACGTTCTAAAGCAAGCTTCCGAAGCTTCCTCCATTCCCCAGAATTATAGAACGGATGCATAGTTTTTTTATTAGTAGTATCTATCTTCATGTTTACAAAATAACACGAAATAACCGACTTTTTTCCACTCTTTAATCCTTATAATGTTCGCATTCTTTCAAAAAACACCCCCCTAATAAAAGAAAATCGCTCAAAAATTCGAGTAGATGAGGGTCCGCCGGTCTGGGCGAAACAAAAAAATACGAACGAATTTTTTAGGAGGGGGGTATAAACGGTTCTTTTATATCTAATATCCGAACTTTTACAGTATCAGAAAAACTGTCAAGTTTTTGTCAACTTAGAAAAATTTTATTTTTCATTTATTAAAGAATATACATACATATCTACTAATAAAAGAATCTTTTTTGTTGGTGCTTGCTGTTGCTTTTCTTCCATTTAAAAGAAAGTTAATTTTATCTTTCTACTATAATAAAAACAAAAAGAAAAAGCCTTGGAAAAATCCAAGGCTAAAATTTTTTTCAAAAAAATTTTAAAAAGTGTTGACAAAATAAATGGACTGACATATAATATAATCGTAAGCTAATAAAACAGCTTGCATCTCCATCCTTTCGGAAATCAAGGAGCGAAAGGAGGTGAATGTTATGACTAAGAAAAAAGTTAAGTCTAATCGTAAGAAAAGACGTAACAAAAAAGCTCTAAGCATCTTAGCTGATATAACTAATTTAATAACTGCAATTATCAAATTAGTAGAAGTTTTATCAGCACTACTTAAAGCCTTACATTAACATTCACTGTTGCAAGCGGATAAACTTCCGCTTGCTTGTCCTTGATAATATTATAACATAGAGGTAAAGAACATGCAAGACAAAAAGCGTTCTCGTGGTCGTCCCGCTACTGGTAGAGAAAGAAATATCAGCATGACTATGAGAGCTACTGAGAAAGAAAGAGACATAATAAAACAGTCTCAAAAAGAAAACAATAAAAAAAGTGTCGTTGATTTATTGCTATACTTTATCGAAAAAAATAAATAAAAAAATTTTAAAAAAAGTGTTGACAAAATAAATGGAGCGACATATAATATAACCATAAAGAAATTAAATAAAAACAAAAAAGGTACTCATTCGCCCCGACCAAAGTTTGAATGAATACCTAACGAACAACCTACTTAACTAAGTAGATATGTTATTATTATAGCATATTAGTACCTAGTTAAGCAAGGCGCACTAGGTACTTTTTTAGTACCTCAAAAAGAAAGAGGTAAAAACATGAAAAAAATTCTATTCGTTAATTACGACAATGAAACATTTGCATTTTTAACAGCTGACAAAGCTCTTGATATCATGATGACTGAATCACAACCTTATGAGGTTTCTGATAACATTGCTTATCTAAACAATCACAGAGCTATTGAATACTATTACGACTTACAAGAATTCAATAGCAGAATGAAAGGCTTACAAGAATCAGACTACTACGATATTACTAAAATGCTTAACGACTAGAAAGAGGTACTAAAATGAAAAAACTTATCTTAACAATTGCAACAATCGCCCTCGCTTTTCTCGGAACTAATACAGTTCTATCATCTGAAAAAGAACCCGTGACCCTCTCCTTTCCTGATGGTCATCAGGTCACTGGCTATGTAGATGAATGTGAGCTTGATGCCTATGAATGTACAGTAGCCCTAACAGATGGCTCTGTATATACAGTAATGTACACGCAAGTAGATGACCTTGACAAAGTTATCTTTGATAAAGAATGGCTTGACTACGTTAAACATATCTATCAACGAGTATAAGAGGTGAGAAAATGATACAACAAGAAATCAACTTACCGCTTCCGCTCATGCTCTTGCTTATGGTTGCTATGATAATCTTGCTTATCATAGTAGCCAAGCAAGGCGCAAGCGAAACAATAGACCTACCAGAAAAGCAACAGGAAGATAATAACAACGCCACACAAGAGCGCTATGGTGCTTATATACAATCACAAGGAAAATATTACAACTAACAGAAAGAGGCTAGAACATGAAACCATTGCAAATGATTAAGATTATCGATTACGACTACAACAATACAGGTCAATTCATGACATATTACAAACGCCCAAAACCAGATATTATGGACTTTTGGGATGGAAAAGAGTTCCATGAATGGGAAATAGAACTACTAAAATCAGAAGGCTATAAACTTATGATTATTAAAACAATGGAATTACATGCTGACTAAAAGAAAGGAAATCTATATCATGAAAAAACTTGCTTTAAATACAGACTACATTAAAAATGGCGAATTTTGGCGCTATGGCTCTTGGAGTGATTCAACACACTTTAGAGGAATTGAAAGCAAACAAGGCTACTTCTTATGTTCTTCTTGGGAAGAACTTTGGGGCTTGCTCTACTATGTAGATGGAAAAAACAATACTACATATTACAATGAAATAGAGGATGATTATATCAATTCGCAAGATGACCGCTTTGACGGCTTAGAATATGATGAAATCATTGAATTATATACAGAAAACGACTATCAAGAGCTTTGCGATAGCTTTATGGAAAACGATTCTGTAAATAGTCACATTTTCTTTGAGTTGACTGACCAAGATTTTGAAATGCTAAAAAACGACTTACAACGAGGTTGGGAACCTGACCTATTGCAATTCATCGAAAAGTACAAAGAACATGAAAATGACATACTTGAATGGGTCTTGCTAGATGCTGAAAATTACACTATTAACTATTCATTTGATGACGAACGCTGTAAAGATGATTTAAGTCTATTTATTTACGATTAAAGGAAAGGATTTTGAAAACAATGACATTTACAAATAAAATAGACTCACAATTTTTTGAATTTGAAACACAAATCTATCAACATCTTACACATGTGTTTACTGTTGAAAGTTTTACAGATTGGATTGATGACATGGAAGAGACTGATTGGGATTATTACGATGCTTCTCCTGACGATTGGAAAACAATGCTCTTATCTAAAGGAGTTGATAACGTACTAGCCAATCTATTAAAATTTCAAAACGACATTGAAACAGATGCATACAAAGAAGGCTACATACCTCAAAATAGAGGTGTTGACGTTAGAGAATGGTCTAACCTGTTAACAGAATATTTGCTATAATATCAAAGAAAGGACATACAAAATGATTTACTTACTACTTATACCGCTTCTTCTTATCTTCTTGCTTTTTGTTAACATTGGCATAGTCGCCAAAGTTGTAGTAGGATTTTTTGCCATAATATTTCTAATCGCTATTATTTGCGCTATCATTGACCATCAAAGTTTGAAATGACCTTAGGGAATTCTAAATCCCCTAAGGCTTTTTATTTGCGCTCATTAAAAAAGATAATGTTTAGCTCTTGTAACCATTGATACACAATTTCATAAGTTCGACCGCGACTATAATGTAAATATTTATTTCCTGCGCCCTCAATATTCATATATTTAAAAACCAAAGCTTCCTTTACTACTTTGACAAGGTTTTTATCGCTTGTTTTGACATGCTTATCAATAACAGTGAGCCATGTTTGATAAATCCTAAGCAAACTATCTTGTTCTTCCAATTCAAGCCGTTTTAGGGCTTCTGGTGTCCTTTTCTTATTCGTTTTAAAACCGTTATTAATATCAGTTTCAAAATATGGATAAAAGAGTTCTTGTTTACGGTCAATAATCATTTGTTCCAAACAAGAATTTGTTGGATTAATATAACTGCGTTTAAAATATCTTTGCAACCATAAAATTTCCGTACTAAATTCAATAGTTAGACTACTTCTTTTTCCCAATGCTTTCTCCTTCCTCAATGCAATATATCTTATAAACTATTTCTTTCATGCAATAAGCTTAAATCACTATATTTTAATAGGCTTTAACCGTATTTCTAAAAATAACAATGCAATGTGATTTCAATATATTGCATTTATAAGATTTAAAAAATAATTAGAGCCCAAAGCTCTCCATTTCCTGATTGATTTTCTCTTGATTTATCCCGATATATCTTAATGTAATATCAGGAGACGAATGATTAAACATTTCCATCAGCATAGCAACATCATGCCCATTATGTTGATACATAAAATAGCCAAAAGTCTTTCTCATGCTATGAGTTCCAATATGATGAATCCCACACGACTTAGCAGCCTTGTTTAAAATCTTCCAAGCTTGTGTAACACTTATAGGCTGTTTTTGTCCTTCTTTCCCTGGTTCTTTGCAACGCTTGCGACTTTCAAACAGATAATCATAAGGTTTTAAACCTTTCAAAGCCACATACTTATTAATCTCTTTCCTAAGCGTTCTATTGATAGGAAACAGCCTTTGTTTTCCTGTTTTCTTTTCAATTACCTCTATATAGTCGTCTTGTACGTCTCTGACTCTTAAAGGCAAAATATCACTAACACGCAAACCAGAATTAAGTCCGAAAACCAAAAGCAAGAAATTCCTAGGATTCCAATCCATTAGATAATCTTTCAACATTTCTATCTGATTCCTATCTCGTATAGGCTGTACATATTTCACATAACACCACCTCCATAATTAAATTAAAAAGACAAGTGCTTTCGCTCTTGCCTTCTTTTATATCTAATTTTGCATGACGATTAAACAGCTTTTTTCGTCATTTTATAGTAATCCCTTTAATTTTGCGTATCTATCAAGGATTTTATTCTTACGTCTTCTTAAAGTTGGCTCACTCATAAACATGATTTCTTCAATTTCTGCCCACGTTCTTCCCTTGACCCAACGATTATAAGCAATCTCATGTTCTTCATCGTCAAAGCTCATAAACAACCTTGCAATTGTCTGCTTACGAATTTTAAGGTTATAGATAACTAAGTCGCTATCTTTGTCACTACCAACTTTTTCAATCATGTAATTATCTAAATCAAAAATATTTTTGATTGATAATTCTGTTTTTCTGATAGCTATCTTTCTATCTATATTTTGATACTCCATCAACTCAGCATCAAGCGCTACTCTCATAGCATTACGAGTTTTATTTGACATTCATACCCCCGAACTAATACTTAGCTAACCATTTACGCCCCATTTGCTTAATTTTAGCCTGATGCCTCATCTGCTTCCAAGTCATTTCACCCAAAGCACTAGAAAGTTCCTTATTACGCTCCACAGCCTTAAAATACTTCACTTCCAATTCTTCTATTTCATTATAACTTCTATGAGCTTCATCATACCAAAATTCATATTCATCAGATACTTCATTAATTGTCTGTTTAAGCATATCCCACTTTTCCATGATAGTGCCTCCTAAAACGGTAAATCCTCATCTGAAATATCCATCGGATTCGAATTGTCAAAAGGTGATTGGTTGTCAACTGTTGGTTGACTACCACTACTACGACTTTCTAAGACTTGGAAATTACCTGCTACCACTTCAGTCACATACACACGCTGACCTTGTTGATTCTCATAATTGCGTGTTTGAATTCGTCCTGTAATTCCAACAAGCACCCCTTTATGTGTCCAATCACAAAAATTTTCCGCTGATTTCCCCCACAAAATACAATTAATAAAATCCGCTTCACGTTCTCCGTTTTGATTTTTAAAATTACGATTCACCGCAAGCGTGAAACTTGCTACCGCTTGATTAGATGACGTATATCTTAGATCAGCATTTCTAACCAAACGACCAACCAACACAACATTATTAATCATTACATTTCCACCTCTCTATACGTTTTCTTAAAAATTTCTTTCTTGCATACATAGCATTCACCTGTTTGGTTTTTAATAATATAGTCATAATCATTAAATTCCATATGCCCCTCAGGAGTTTCAATTGTGTGAAAAAGCCCTATCTCTCCAAATACAATATTCTGGTTCTTAGCAAACTCTCTAACCTCATAGTAATTAAGGTGTGTTACTCGAATTGCTTCCACAGGTGACGTTTTAATATACTTTTTAATCATTTCGCTTCCTCCAAAAGCTCAGGTTTTTCGTAAATATTGCCGATAACTTCAAGCTGTTTTGATGAAAAACCGTGTAAAGGTGTTCCTCCGTTTAAAATGTCAACGCAAAACGAACCTTGTGAATAAAATACTTTTGAGATTTTTTCACCATAAATTAGTACAATATCACCCTCAAAGATTTCTTTGCCATTCTTATCAACCACCCTGTTGATTGCATGAGCTCGCTATAATATCCAGTATCAGCATCAGCTTTTAAGAAACAAAACAAATCTGACAAGTCTTCGTAATCGCTTGTTGTTATCATCATGCATTCAACTTTATCCCAAACTCTAAATTTTGGTATTGTCATTTTTCCACCTCTTCCGCAAACTGCCACGCCCATTCAAAATCTTTCTTGATTTCTGTTTCTGTCAGTTTGCACTTTCCAAAAGTTTTCCATTCTTCGCTAAAGAATGCGTCAAAAAAGAGTTTGCCATCAACGTCCTTACAAAGTGCCAAATAAGTACCACCATTTGGATTTGGGATTTCTACTGTATACAGCTTTTCTTTCTCAACTTCATAGCCGTAAAGCCAAGCTTTTGCGATTTCTTTTTGATGATTTCTTGCCCAATATGTGCATTTATCCATATCCCCATTAAATTCATATGCAAATAGTTCTGTGCCAATACCATTAAAAATAATGGTTAAAAAGAAACCTTTTGATTCACAGTATTTAAGCCACTCCGCCACATATTGCGGTACTATCGGCTTTTCTGACTCGTCAATTTGATTGATTGTATGTTTTGCGAAACGTAAACCAACAACTAAATCAGTATCTTCAATGTCAAACGCTCTACTTTCTAGCTTTTCAATCGCTTCTTGTTTCTTCATCCTACCACCTCTTCAACTTCAAAAGCATCATTGTATAGCATATAAGCAAGATTGTCTCTAACTAGTTCTTTTTCAGTAAAACTTGATTGACAATCCCCATCTGCCAAAGTAATTGCCCGATTACCGAAAACATATACTTTTAACTTGTAGTCACGTAACAACCAATTAAAACGTGAGTCAATCCCTTTGACTCTTACGGTGTATTTTCTCTCCTTTTCTGGATTGTAATCATCCGTACGAATTAAAACAGCCCCACACTCTTTACAGTATAATTCTCCTTCAGAATACTGCGCTTCAACTAAATCTTCTCGTTTTTTCCATTTATAACAGTCATCACAAAATACTTCTCTTACCTTCACTCTTCCACCTCTTCGATTTCAAAAGCTGAGTTATTCCAAACAGAACATTCAATAAGTTTTTCTTTGGTGAAATGGTATCTGCTACACTTTTCTGCAATGTCTTTAGAGACTTTAATAAAATATAACTCTTTATAACTTCTATCAAGATTTAAGTATTCATTCGAAGCCTTAAATTTTGCTGTGTATAATTTTTCTTTCTCGACTTCATAGCCGTAAAGCCATGCTTTAACAAATGTTTCTTGGTTTCTCGCAAGCCAATGGATTGTTTTTTCAGATTGATTATTAGTTCTCAAAATATTAAGATTCATAGAGCCAGCTAGACTTATAGCCAACTTCTCTTTGCAAACCTCTAACCACTCCGCCACATATTGAGGTATTACTGGTTTTTCTGGTTCGTCAAGTTCTTTGGCTAATTCCAACGCATAAGTTAAACCGGTCTCTTTACCTCTTTGATAATCGTTTAAAATAAAATCTGGGATTGCATTCTCAATCTCATCAATCACTTCTTGTTTATTCATACTATTCCTCCTTTATCCAATCTAATGGAGCTATTAAATCAGCTTCTACTTCTTCGATAGGTACATATCCTAAAACCTTAATATGCTTCACTATACTTACCTTTTCTAAGCATGTAGAGTAGTATTTACTAGTTATATATTTATAGTTCTTACTCTTTCCACAAGAACAACGTTCCTCTGAGTGTAGAATGATACTATCCTCATTATTACATGTATAATAAAGCACTTTCTTATATTCATGTTTGTGCTTGATTCGTCTCATGTCCTCATCATAATAAAAACTAAGTAGCAGAAAGGATATACAACAAATAAGAACTATTAATAGCTTACCTGTCATCATCTTCACCTTTCCAATTGTCAAATAGTAAATAAATAGCTATTTCACATTGTGCTAAACCAGACCCTTGACTTTCCCATTCTTTAAATTTTTCCGATTTAGGCAACCAGTCTTTGGAAGCTCCCCAATCATAATCATCTGGCTTTTCGTTGCTAAAGATACAATCTAAACAACCCAAAAACGTCATCCCATCTTCAAACATTTCTGCAAAATAATCTGCACGGTCTTTAACCGCCTTTGGAAAAGTGTGTTTTGGCGGTTCTACCTTATCGCCTTTAACACTCCAACCGTAGATTCCGTCCATTTTTTCTTTTAAAATTTCCCTCATCATCTAACTTCCCCTCACTCATTATCCGTAATCGTCACAGGAATAATACTTTCAGGCATGTACTCAACTTCATACTTGTATTTGTTGACCTTCGTGCCATCCGTCAAATCTTCAACAACATACATGTTGTTTTTAGTCATGTTGATTAAATGCTTCTTGTATTTTCCTTTTGCGACCTCAGCAATGACAACTAATTTCTTACTATCTGACGTATCAACCGAGATAAGCCCCTCAACAGTAAATTCAATTTTATCCGTACGTGTATTGATAACCGCTACACGTCTGCGAACATTGAAATTATCTGCTTCCTTGCTCACATTATAAGAAACTTTATCAGCTTCCGAACAACCTGCTAAAACGCTAAGACCAAATACTACCAACAACATTCCTGCTAAAACTGACAATTTTTTATTCATTTTCTAATACCTCAATTCCTTTCAAATCCTCATATGCAATTTTCCCTCTGCTAAGCACTACATCTTGCTTATTCTGCCAACTCGTCAAAATAAGATGATAAGCATCTTCCGATAAATTACTCGTTAACGTTTCACCGTTAGATAACACAAACTTAACTAACATATATCACCTCTCAAAATTTTATGCTATAATATAGCTATCGTTCATAAAATATAACTTTGCAAGGTTTTCCCAGCCTTGCTTTTTTTATTAAAAAATAGGGCAGGCGCACGACCCTAAAAATTATCCACACGCCTTGCATAATAACAGCCTAGCGATAAACTGCTTTAGTGTTTTACAGAAAAAATTTTAAGGAATACCTCGTTTCTATTTTTTATTTCGCTATATTTTGCTAGCAACAAACCCGATAAACTTTACTAGCTATAGGTGTAAGAAGGTTTCTCCTTTTTGTTATGCTCTCGGGTTACGCCTATGCGTGAAATCGAATCACGCTCAAGACCATCATAGGCACCGAATGATTATTTTAAAAAATCTGGAAATACAAAGGAGTTCTAGACTGCCGACTAGGAAACAGTCATCATTGAACCTACTTTCTTTATTGTTTTAAGTTCCTAGCCTATACCCACGCAAGGATTCGAACCTTGCTAGATACCAAAGTGGGTTATTCTCTCACTTTTCCTGTGATACGATTCACTTCTCTGCTTAAGCGATATTTTTTATTATCACCGCCGTATAATACAGTGATTTCTGCTTCCCATTGATTTCGGGAATACGGATAACGTTTTGGTCTCATCATTCTTCCTCATCTTCATTTAGTTCAGCTAATTTATTCCACATGCCACCTGCAAGACAACTAACTTCTTTAATATCATTGATTCGTTTTGGTTTTTCTTTATATTCCCACCATTCACTACCGTCATATTCATTACGTTCAAGCCACCAATCATCACCAACAATAACTAAATCTTCGGCTACTTCAGCAGAGCCAAAACCTGAATAGTATTCAGACTTTTTTGCGACTTGTTCAAAATTCTCTTTTGTGATTCCAAAGTCTGAACCTTGGATATACATAACATCATCAAAGTTTTTATCGTGGACTGCTAGCTTTCCTATTGTTTCTTCCCATAAATTAGTCATTAATCTTCCTCCACAAAAATAGAAACAACAATACCTACATCATCAACACTAATATCAATGTCTGTGATAAGCCTTGTAGATAATTCCTCTTCAAGGTCATCAATATCTAAGTTATATCTATTGTCTCCCTCGCAAATGATTACTTCCGTAGTAGTGTAATCATAATTTAAAATATTGAGTAAATCTTCTAATTCAATCATTTTTCCACCTCTTCAATCTCATTTAGCTTCTCCATAACCAATCACACCATTAACCTGATAATCTCGCAAAAGCCAATACAATTTCCCTTTCTTAGGACCATTATATTCATCACTATCACAATAACAATGACGTTCAAGCTTTCCTTTTTTAATCCAATTCATTAATGTTTCTTTGGTAACATTACGCTTAGCCGTGTAATCCGCAATCGTTCCAACAAAAGTTTCATCAAGCTCCGAATCATAAAACTCCCAAACTTTAAGTGGTCTATCTGCCATTAAATACGACCTCCTATAAGCTCTCTCGGACTATATCCAAGCCCAGAAGCAACCTTACGTAAATTTTTAACATTAGGGACAACCTTGCCCCTCTCATAATTGGAAATCGTCTGCTTTTCTGCACCGACAAATTTCCCAAATTCATCCTGTGTCATTCCTAATTCACTTCGTAACGTCCTAACATTACTAGCAAAATTTTCTCTTTCCTTATCAGTCATCCTCAATCTCCGTAAACATTTCAATCTTATCATCTAGCTTTTTCACAAAGATCACCTTAATACTCTCACTAGTATGCGATTTCAATAACTTAACAAGCATACTATCATTCATATCTTTATAACGTACCTTATAACCTAGTAGTAACAAAGCATTTCCTAAAGCCGTATTTAAGTTAAAATGACCATCCGTTTCCAAATCTCCAATACGTACCTTAAACATCAAAATTCAATCCTTCCTCCAATTTCTGCCCAATTCTGCCATTCAATGATTTTTAAAACAAAACTATCAAACGGCAAAGAAAGCATCTGCTCTTTAATCACAGGGTCAAGAACCCAATAACAAGCTTCAAAATCAGCGATTAACTTCTCTTTATCTTTCATCGCTTACCTCTTACTAATAGAACCCTTAGGATAAACCAAAATTTGCTTGTCTTTTGTTGCCCCCTTAAAAATCCTATCAACAAGAGCGCTATCGTAAATTTTTAATAACTCATCACGACTAAAATTCGTATTGATAACCGTTATCTCACGACTATCCAAAATATTGAATAAAACACCCTGCACCCAATCACTAGCAGGCTTAATTGTATTACTCATAGAACTTTCTTTCCCGAGGTCATCAAGGAAAAGGAAATTAACTCTTGTCAAAAAATCAATCGCATAATCTTCAGTAAATTTTCCACCACCATTAAAAGATGCCTTGATTTTTGAGAATAATCTTGCTACTGGCATAAAAACAACCGTTACAGGCTTATTATTAATTCGTTTACCTTTAAAACTCTCATTTAAAGCATTCGCCATTGCAACGCTCAAATAACTCTTACCAACCCCAGGAGCTCCAATTAGTACACTATTACCAGAGCCACCCCCATAATAATTTCTACAAATCCTTTTAGCGAAATTCAAAGCCCGCGTATCAAATTCATTGTTTACTTCAAAATTCTTAAAGCTCGCCTTACTCAATTCATCAGACAAAATACTATTTGTTTGAAACACTTGGTAACCTTTCGCAATATCAGAAGCAATTACCCCCTTACGGATGCCCTCCTCCTCAATCGCTCGAATATTTGATTTAGCACACTCTGGGCAAAATTCTTGTGTTACCATACCGTCAACAGATGGTCTCGTAATACGCCAAAACTTGACACCATGAATATCACAAGATTGCTCCCCCTCCTGCTTAGTCAAAAATTCAGAATACTTCCTAGACATATCATCAACTTTTTGCATCAATTCCAATCCTCCATACCCGCAAACTTATCAGCATTAGGGTCAGAAATCATTTTCGAAGATTCTTTATTCTTTTTGAATAACGCATCCTCTTTCGCAACTTGTTCTAAAGTTGTGATACCTTTTTCACGCCACTTGCTTAAAATCCCATTCAAATAATTAAAGTTCCTAATATTGCCATTAGCACAACGCTCAATAGCATTCAGAACAACCTTGACATCCATTCCATCCAATCCAACATATTCAAGGATTCGTTGGACTTGAATGCTATCAAGCCAATCTAACCTTTTTAAAGTATCACCAAGACTATTATTTATATATTTATTATTTGATATATTAGTATTGATATTATTAGTATTGATTCCGTGTACTTTGTTCACTTCTTGAAGTGTACTTTCTACACGTCCTTTGTGTACTTTGTTCACTTCTTGAAGTGTACTTTCTACACGTCCTTTGTGTACTTTGTTCACTTCTTGAAGTGTACTTTCTACACGTCCATTGATATATAAACGATTGGGCTTGTTTACTCCCTGACGGACTTCTTTTAGAAGCCCCGCTTGAACAAGTTCTTTCTTAGCTTTAACAACCGCCTTGTTTGAACAATTAAGTTCTTGCATGAACTGTTCAATTGTAAAATATATGTAAATCTTCCCATCTTCGTCATACCATTTATTTTTTACTGACAAGCCTCTGCGGTCAAACAGCAACATATACATCATTTTCGCTTTATCACCCAAACTCTTATATGGCTCATCTTTTAAAAGCCATTGAGGAAATTGATAAAAAGCGTTATTTTTAACTTCATTAACGTGCATCCATACCTCCTACTCTTCAAAGTGATCATTAAGAGACTTCGCCATCTTGTGCATCTCACTATTTTTTTGAGCACGCTTCATAAACACCCAATCTTCATATTCCCTACTACGATAGTATTCAATAGTGTTTTCACGCTTCCTCAATAAAGTTAAAGTAAAAATTTCTGTAATTGCTAAGAAACATACTCCGATAATTAAATAAGTCATATTAAACTCCTTTTTTAGTAGTCATCTTTTTAAATTTATCCATCTCACGCTTCCATTCACGAGTACCACGATATTGTAAATAGTTGTAAAAACCATCAACTGTAACCACTCCGCCATCAAGTAAATACTTTGCTTGACTAGGAAGCCTTGTCATCTCTCTACGTCTATCAGCACAAGCACGTTCTTTTAAACCAAAAATACGTGACAATTCTTCATCATTAGCACTTATTTTTTTAATAACAACATCCTTAATGCGGATAACTTCAACAGGTTGTGTCATAGCGCTCCTTATGTTATACTTAAATCAAGTTATTTTTTGTTAGTCACTGATTTTTCAGTGGCTTTTTTTAATACATTTAAACGTGTCTCATACAAATTAAGAAATAGCTGTTTAAACTCATAGTAAACTTGCTGAGCATATTCATATTCTTCAACATCTAGTTGACTATTCATTGATTTTCCAAATAAACTTAATGTTAACTTTCTAATCTCATCATGAACCTTATAAGCATTCGCTGTAGGTGTACAGCCATCTTCACGAACTAATACATCAGGAGCAGAACTTCGTTTTGTTTTGTAGCCCCAATTATCACTATAAAACTCTTTAACAAAATCGAATTTTCTATTAACGCTCACAACATCAGCGTTAGAAAACTTAATCTCTGAAAATAGCGTTTGAGGTGAAAAAACTTTCTTAGGTTCGCCAATAACCTTAGCCACTTCTTCAGCAATCAATTTTTCTAAAACAGATTTACGAATTGTAATTGTTTCTTCCATAATTTTTCCTTTCTTTCCCTAGACTAGTAGGTAAAGCTGTAGCAAGTTTGATAATAATTTAAGAGTTCAGCCAATGTTTTATTTTAAGAAGGTTAACCAATGGAAAAGGTTATACTTGCTACAGCCATAGCTACTAGTCTAGATTATTTAGCGCAGACTAGCAGATAGAACGCTAGTAGGGACTTCTTTGTATTAAAAACTAAAATAGGAGTCAATCATGCGTATTCTAAACTTGGTATTGTTGCCCTACTAACGTTTTAACTACTAGCCTGCATATGTTCTAAATTAAGTCTTGCGAGTTCAATTGTTCTATTTTCATTTTCGTATTAGTGCTTGGTTCCCAAGTTGACCAGTAAGCAAATCCCGCTTGCTCATCTTTTTTAGAAAGCATGTCATAACGAGAAATCTTAAAATGTTCCTTGAAATCATTACTAGCTTCCCAGAAAACCTTACGAGAAAACTTTTTATCAAGATAAGCCGGTGAATCTATCCCACCTAATAGAGATACCACTCTTTGCTTACGCTTCTTTTCTAAGCTTAATAAATGACTAGGATGGATAGGTTGTTCATCTTTTAAATAATCAATATCTCGCTTCATGCTAGCTTGTTCTAGCTTAATCTTCTTTTGATTTTGAAAAAGATTGATAAAAGCATCCTCACTCAAATGCTTATTGACATAAGCACCTTGACGACGAATAGTCGGAAGCACCTCACTTGTTACCCAATCCGTAAAAGCTTCAGCTTCTTTCTTTTTGCTCTGAAAAATCAATTTATAAAGATTGTTTTCAGAAACAAACTTCATGCTTTGCTTTCTACCCAAACTATCGATGACCTCATTTGAAATGACCCCATCTTGTTTTAGTCTTTTTAGTGCTTGACTGGGATTATTAATTTCTAGCACTCTGCAAACATCCGCATTGCTAAAGTAAGGCTCGCCATCAATTGTCATTGTACGGACCTCATATCCGTGAAATTCAAAAATATCGTTCATAAAATTCCCTTCTATTTGATATAATGTAAATAAAAACGATTGGAGACACTTATGGTAAATTACTACCCCATATATAGAGATATTGTTAAAATTCTCTCTTTTGGAAACATAGATACTGGTATAGCATTGCTTCAACACATCATCCAAACGCCATACGGCAATGAATTGCGTAACACTTACGAACCATGGGAGGTTAAAGAAATCATATTCTATACCCTTGATTCTCTGATTGATCAAGGTTTTGTTTCTGCTACTGAAATGCCACTGAGTGATAGTCGTATTTATATAATTGACGGCTTAACTTCTAACGGCATGAGGATTCTAGAGGTTTTAAGCTCCAATAATATTGATGATAAAATCATGGAGTGGCATAAAGAATTTCGTATTCCTTATCCAAATCCCACATCAATTAAAAACGCTCTTGTTCATATTATGTTTGGATAAGTACCAAATGTTTTTCTTTCCCATCTTAATGTCTCTCTAGCTTGTTGAGCATAATCACCATCAGAAAGATTTTTTGGTGTTCTACGATCATCAAATTTACTAGCGTATAGTTTTAAAGAGATTTCATAGCCATTACCTTTTTTCTCTACATGTACATCATCTGTATTTACACAACTTAAACGGACATCATTCAGGTATAAACTTGAATCTGTACAAGTAATTACAGGCATTTGCTCTAGCAAAAAATTTTCTAAATTTTTCATCCCTGCTCCTTTCTTATCACTCCCAAGGCTAAGATTGTTTCCCAAACATCTAAACCCACGAGACTATCTATCACCACTTGACTAAGAGGGTGATTTTTCTTTTGCCAATTTAAAATCAGTTTCGCTTTCATTTTTTTACTCAGACTTTTCTTTTAGTAATTCATCAATACTTACTCCCAGATAATTAGCAACTTTTTTTAAAGTTACCGCAGAAGGTGTACTAGAATTCCACTTACGAATAGCACCATTACTCAATCCTAAATCCTTTTCAATCTTATAGATTGAGATTTTTTGTTCATATGCCCTCTTTTTTATTGAGTTATATAACATACTTCTCCTTTCAATAGAAAATTTTATAAGAAAATATCTCTTTTTCTATTGACTTATAATAGAAAATATTCTATTATAAGAACATAGAAAAGAGCACTACCTAACATATCTCCCTAATCTACACTGTCTTGGCGGACTTTATTTAGATTTTTTTAGGATTTGTTTTGTAGTTCATTTATCAACTTACAAAATAAGTATAACGGAAAATTTTCCTCTTGTCAACAAAGAAAATAGAAAATTTTACATTATTTTTGTAAGTTCTATTTTAAAGGAGGAAAAAATGACCCTACTTGATAGAATCAAAGCTTTAGCTTCCTCACAACAAATGAGCTTAGCGGAGCTTGAAAGAAAGTTAGATTTTAGTAACGGTTCAATGAGAAAATGGGCAACGTCAACACCTAGCCTTGATAAAGTTGAAAAAGTTGCTAACTATTTTAATGTGTCACTTGACTATTTAAAAGGTCGTACCGATAATCCCAAAATTGCTTCTGAAGAAGAAATCAATGAAGTTGACTTAAAGGAAGCTGCTAAAGAAAGTTTCTTTTATGATGGACATGAATTAAATGATGAAGATATTGAGTTAATCAGCTCAATTCTTGAAACGAGAATGAAAAATAGAAAAAAGGATTAGGATATCATATGTTGTCACCAGAATTAGCTTGCGCTCAACAAGGTGTTGATTTGTTTTATTTTGATGGTCGAGGTTCTGATAACAAAGGAACTTATAATAAAAGAGGAAATCTTATCATTGTCGATACTTACCTTGATGATATTGAAAAAAGGAAAGTGATTTACCACGAATTAGGTCATAAAGATCATAATCCCGCAAACTATGACAGGTGCAGAGAACAATATGAAATGCAAGCCGACAGAAATATGATCTATTATCTGTTAAAGGAAGAATTGTCATATTGGGATAAAGACGAGTTAGAAAATTTTAACTACCTTGACTTTTTACAAAAATATAACTTAAAAACCACTGTTGATGAAACAATGGTCAAAGAAGAATTTTTAAATTTAATAGACTAACCCTACGATGCGCAAAAACTGAACCGCACTAAAAGCTGAATGGAGAATAAAATGAAAAAAATGTTATTAGGAGGCGTGTTGCTTCTTTCTGCTACTACACTTGTTGCTTGTTCATCGAGTTCCTCAAAAACTTCTTCTACAAAAACAAGTTCTAGTAAGATTGAAACATCACACAAAATTTCATTTGATAAAAGTTATACTTTTACCAAAAGTGATGCGGCTTTTACAGGATATGACCTTACAGGATTAAAGGTAACAGTTGAACAACCATACTTCGGTTTAAGCGAATATTCAGACGCTGGATATGATAGTTATGATGAATTCGTTGACTACTATCCTGAATTTAAAGATAATCATGTTTTGATAATTCCGATAAAATTAAAAAACACAACTTCTCACTATATAGATACACCTTCGTGTATTGTTATTGGAGCTGATAACTCCCCTCTAGAATATTCTTATATAGATGGGGTATCCGAAAAAATAGATGGTCTTGAAGCTGGTGAAGAGGCGAAAACAGTTGATGTTTATGTAGCAACTGATTTCAACCCTATTTCAGTAGTATACGAAAACGCAACTTGGAAATAAAATAAAAAATCCCTACACTCGCCTTCGCCAAAAATTGAGTGTAGAGATAATGAAACTTATATAGTAAGAACCTGCACACAGTAGGTCTCTTTACTATACCCATTTTAACAAAAAAGTGAGGTAAAAACAATGTGGCAAGAGGAATTAAAAGATGGAAGAAAGAGATACGTAGAAAGATATAAAGACCCTTATACTGGAAAAAGAAAACGTGTTTATGAAGAAGTTCAAAAATTCACTCCACAAGCAAAGAACAAAGCTGCTAGAATCTTACAAGAAAGAATTAATGCTATACTCTCAAATAAAACTCCTTCAAATATAACGATTCAGCAACTATACAATAACTTTTATGATGAATGGGTTATTACAGTCAAGCCCCGAACAATCCGAACGTATAAAAGTATTGACAAACGAATTCTTTCACTTTTTCCAAAAGACTGTATAGCAGTAAATGCTGATAGACGATTAATTCAAAAAATTGTAAATCAGATATTTGCTATGAACTTTTCAAACGAAACTTTGCAAAAGCATTATTCACGGATAAAAAAGATTTTTAAATACGGTGTACGCCTAGGTTACTTGGAAAATGATGAAAGCCAATATGTCAACTACATCAAAAAGAAAACTACTCTTGAAGAAGTACAAAAAAATGAACTTAATTTTTTAAATAGGAATGAAGCAATTCGGTTCATCAACTATTTTAAAGGTAAAAGACATAAAAATCATTACTATCGGATAACAGCAATCCTATATCTAACTGGATTACGAATTGGTGAATTCCTTGCACTAAGAGAAAAAGATATTGATTGGGATAAGAAAATAATATCAGTAAATGCAACTTACGACTATCGAGAAAAAAACCGAGGAGATACCAAAACATTACATTCTTACAGAACTGTCCAAGTAACTGACTTCGTGATAAATTTAATCAAAGAAACCATTGTAGAGAATCATCGTCGTTTTGACAAAGAGACCCTAAAGAAAAACAAAGAAAATTATATTTTCATAACAAAAACGGGATACCCACAGACAGCACCTAGTATATATAATATGTTAGTCAGCACTGGTTATAAATTAGGCTTTAATAGAAATATCACTCCTCATACTCTCAGACATTCTCATATATCTCTATTAGCTGAATTAGGAGTTCCTTTTAAACAAATCATGCAAAGGGTTGGACACGCTGATGCAAAAATAACAATGAAGATTTATACTCACGTAACATACAATATGAAACTTAGCCTATCTGAGAAATTAGAAGATATCAAACTTTAAAGAATTTTTGCCCACAATATGCCCACAAATAAAGATAATATAAAAATAAAAAGCTCGTAAACATTGATTTTACGGGCTTTTTAAAACACTTTGTGATTTACTGGTTAAGTATAACACAATTTAAGTTTTTTGCAAGCTTTTTTCTCACAAAAATTATTTTTTTCATGCAAAAACAAAGAAACCCTATGAAATCAATGGTTTCATAGGATGTTTATGTGGGGTGAGAGTTCGAGGATTACTTACACTTTTTCCAGCAATAATAGATAAGATAAAACGTGGCAGATAGTCCAAAAACTCGATATACCATTAATAAGCCAAATCGATCTGCAATAAGCCCTGCTAAAAAATCTGCTAACATAAAACTTATTGAAATGGCAAAATTATACAAAGACCAAGCTATGGCACGATTTTCCTTAATCGTTTGATTCATTTTTAACATCAATTGGTTATTATAGTTAGCATTTAAAATTCTAATCAATAAAAATAGTAAGATCATCAGATGAACTTCTGTTTGCATGGAAATTAATACGACTAATATTGGGATAACCAAAGTATATTTCCACTCAATTTTTAAATAGCTTCCTAATGCCATTCCTAAATTAAACAAAAACAAGATAATGCCTAAAACATCTAAAGAAATTCCCTTGTCTGTCAATAAAAGGCTAGCATAAGAATTATTTACCATAATAAGAGTTGTAAAACTAACCCCTAATATCATTAACTGCCATGGTGCTAAACGAATTCCTGACAATAATGCTGAAGCTTCCTTTGAATCTGATTTTACGATTTTATTTGGCAGCTTCAACAGACAAATCAAGCTAATCATCACAAAGCTAATGGATAATATTAATGGATATAGGACACTTTGTTTTAGTAAAAATGGCGAAATAATCGTTACCAAAGCAATAAAAACATACTTTATCGTATTTGAATTTTTAAGGAATTTAGCATACTCTTTTTCATTAGCTAAAACATCAAAATTAAAGGAAACTAATGTTCCTGAAGATAATGATTCAGATAAGCCCATGAATACGGCTGCTAGAAAAGCAAAGACTAGTTTTCCATTCATTAACGCCCCTAAACCAACTAATAAAAAGAGGTGCGATAATATTAGTAATCGCTGATAACCAAATTTTTGAGCACAAATACTTAGCGGTAAATCAAAAACTGTTCCAAACAGTTCTGTTACTACGGATAATGTCCCAATAACCGTATAAGAAAATCCAAGTTGCCTTAAAAGCAAAAGACTAACGAAATAATAAGGCAAACTCGCACTAAAAACATTCATCAATAGCAAAGCTCGATACCGATTTACTGGCATGCTTTACTCCTTACCTTTCCCTATTAATCTCTCAAGATGCTTTTGGTATTTTTGGGCAAGTTGGTCGCTAGATGCTAATGTCAACACTTTAATGGCATTTTGCATTTCAAGAATGGCTTGTTCGCTCTGCGATTTTTTAAACTGATAAAAATATTTGCCATAGTGAAAGACTAGTCTTTCATAGAGTTCTGTTTCAGTCAATGAAGCCGCTGTTAATTGTTTTTCAAAATAAAGCGCATCAGATAATTCATCCCGTTCAATACACATCAAGTAGCCATTTAACAAGATATCTAATCTCAATTGGCGATTTGCTGGTAGGTCCTGATAAACTGCTGTTCGTTGTTTTAATTCTTCTGACAAGCGTATAAAAGTTCTATGATTAAAGGCAACGAAGGCATTTTTGAAAAGCAATAATTCGTAGCAACCCCAATTTTCTACACTGAACAGATACTCACTCAAATAAGCAAGCTCGTCCGCTAAGTCATCATCTTCTTTTGACAAATCATGAAGATAAATCCTGATTAAAATCGTGTTCAAGTGTTGAAATAGCTCATTTGCGGTATTGTCAGCTCGCTCTGCTGCTAACAAATATTCTAAACCAGCGATATCTTGCACTGAATGATAGTAATGAATTCTTTCTAACAATCTCTCTAAATGATTACGCTGAGAATCTCCCGCAACGTGCATAAACTCAGCAATTGGCACATTCATTTCCTCTAAAACTAAAGCAAGCCTTGTTATCGTTAAATCTGTCTTTCCTTGCTCAAAACGTGATAATTGTGATGTTGAAATCCCTGCTTCAGCAATATCTCGCAACGTTAATCCTCGTGATACACGGTATTTTTTAAATAATTTTCCCAAATGTTTCATTGTCAATCTCCTTTATTGAAACTTACGCTACTTTTTTATTGAAAAAGTGATAATTTTCAGTTTTTTTAATCATTCACATTCTATCACGCTATCTTTATTAAGTCTATACTTTTAAAAATTTTAAATAAAAAATCCCCTCTTGCTTAAGGTCCAAGAGGGGATAAAATACTATTTTAACTCAAAATGCCTTAAATGCTTATTATGGAAAAAGTAATATCCCGAAATTAATGTTGGAACAGGAAGTAACTGCATCACTAAGTACGGATTTTTATCTAAAACAATACCACCAATTAAGCTTCCCAGAGGCATTCCAAGGGTAATCAAAGAATCAACCGTAGCATTGACACGCCCTAAAAGATGACTCGGAGGGATTTGTTGATAAAGACTACCAAAAATAACATTATAAACGCCACTAGTAAGATAGCCTAGGAAAAGTAAAGCTAGAGTTAGCGAATAATTTCTTGCTAAAATGGCAATCATCCAAGAAATAGCATTTAATGAGAGAAACACACCTATTAATTGATAAGGTTTGAGATATTTTACAAGAAAAGGTGTTAGCGCATTTCCAATCATTCCACCCAAACCGTTTATGGTTAAAACCAAGCCATAAAATACTGCACCGTCAAAGTATAATTTTGAAAAGATAGGTAAGGCTACGAGTTGAATAGCATAAAAGAAATTAATAATAAACAACACTAAGGTAGTGGATGCTAATAAAGAATTTTCTTTAATAAAATGCATGCCTTCTTTTAGTTCTAATTTGTAAGTTTTCACACTGAATTTAGATAATTCTTTGTCTGCCTGCCAGTTGAATTTAAAAAGACAAACCAATAAAAGTGCAACAGCAAATATCCCGAGATTTAATTTAAACAAGACAAACATGCCAAAAATTGTCTGTAAAAATGATGTTAAGGCATTAAAAATGGCATCTAAAGCCTTGTACGAAAGGCTAAAAACAGAATTAGCTAGTACAATTTTGTTATAATTAACAATTTGTGGAATTAATACATCTTCAATTACATAGCTGACAGAGCTTGCCATAATAGATACGAAAACCAAAACTGATAACAATAAAAAGTTCAAATCATTTTTCAAAATTAACAACAGCATGATTGAAAACATCTGAACAATAATAGACATTAACAATACTTTTTTAGGATTAATACGGTCAATCAGGGGACCCCAAAAAATTAACAGTAAATCTGGTAAGGCAATCAATGCCATAAAAATCCCAAGAAAGAAACTTGATGAATAGTGATTGTTAACATACCATAAAACCGTAATGTAAAAAACACTATCCGCTAAATTCATCACTAACCTAATAAATAACAATCGAAAAAACTGTGTCATCCTAATAATTCTCCATAATCTCTTTTTCTACTAAAGCAATTTAGAATCATTCTATCACGCCATCTTAATTAAGTCTATACTTTTGTAAGATTTAAATAAAAATCCCCTCTTACTTAAAGTTCAAGAGGGGATAATGCTATTAATCACTGACTGAGAAGCGGTTTGTCATGAGATTACTTGCGTCAAAGAGGATTTTGTTTAACAGTTTTTGAGTTTCTTCTTGGACAAAGTCACTCATGGCTTGGTTTTCGGCATCAAAGTCAATGTTTTCTCCGTTTGCTAAAGCGGCATCGACACGTTTGATTCGTGCATGTCCTGCTGCCATTGTTTTTTCGATATAATCTTCAATATCACCTTCGTGTTGGTGGAAATGTGGGTCAGCAATTGCTGCAATAAGACGATTTGCCCAATAGAATGAGTCTGTCGAGACATTTTCGCCAGTATTGGCAAAATAGGCTGGTGTCGTTGAAATTTGAGTAAAGAATGGCACCATTGTTCCAAATGGCATTGAACCGTATGCCAACCATTGAATTCCTGTGGTATCGTGCGGTTGGTCTGGGCGCAATTGAAGAATGGCTGTTTGACTAGTGCGGTTGATACCAATTGTGCGGAAGGCACGTTGTGTGACCGCATTTCCTTCTGGTCCGTACGGGTCAAATTCTGTGTCTTGGTAATGATTGCTCAAAACGTATTTGACATCTTCGATCGTAATTTTGCGGTAAGGTTTTTGTGCCCATGGAATAAAGAAACTACGTGGGTCTTGTTCGATTTCTGGGTTTAAGAAACGTTGCATTGCCCAAGCACGTGGTGTATTGTAATGACGGTCTTTATCACGTTGGCTACCAAAAGCATAGCGTGGGTTAAAGTGTTCATTTGAGTAAGTCAAATCCAAGTTATTGCTTGCGATGAAATCACGCAAATCTTTTGAATACATATACTCATCTGGGTTGTTGAACTCAAAGTGATCAATACCGAGCTGATTAGGATTTGTGACGTAACAATCATCTGGGACACGGCGAGCAATCCAATGGTGACCACCAATGGTTTCCAACCACCAAATTTCATTAACATCAGAAAAGGCAACACCGTTTGATTCGTAAGTTCCATATTGTTCAAGGATAGCACCGAGACGTTCTACCCCTTCACGTGCTGTACGAACGTAAGGAAGTACCAATGTCAACATATCTTCCTCACCAATACCAGATTCAACCAAAGGGTCAGCTCCTAGAACACGCGCATTGGTCGTAATGGTTTCAGTTTCGCTCATGGCAACATTGGCTTCGTTGATACCAGCTTCGCCCCAGATACCGTCTTTACGCAAGGCATCTGGCACTGACGTGTAGCGCATTGGATTATCTGGTAAATCCATTTCAAATGAAGACAAGACTGATTTGTAATGACGTGGTTGGTCTTCTGGTTTCACCACGATAAATTGTTTTGGCGTAAAATCGCCGCTTTGTGAATCTTCCGTACGTGCAATAATGGTTGAACCATCATAAGATGCTTTTTTACCTACTAATATAGTTGTGCATGAATCAGAACTTTTTACCATAATATACTTCTCCTTGTTTACTATCCATATCATTATAACAAATTTAGTTTACAAAAGTAACAAAAGGCGGTCAAATGACTGCCTTTTGTTTTTGGAAAGTTAGTATAATAAACGCCCAAAATTATATTAAGAAAACACAAAAAAGCTCCCGACTAAAAGCCGAGAGCGTAAAAGTGTTTGCTATTTAATTTTAAGTGTTTGACCTGCATAAATCAAGTTTGGGTTAGCTAGACCATTAAGACTAGCGATTGATTGGTAGCTTGTGCCGTAGCGATTTGCAATACTTGAAAGATTATCACCAGCACGTACTGTATAGTAAACTGAACCGGTGTTTGCTGAGCCAGTCACTTGTAGGACTTGTCCTGCATAGATAAGGTTTGGATTAGCAATGCCATTGAGGCTAGCTAATGCTTGATAGCTTGTCCCAAATTTGGCAGCAATGCTGGAAAGCGTGTCACCAGATTGTACTGTGTAAGTGCTAGTTGTAGTCGATTGCGTTGCTTGTGTGTTAGCTACTGAAATAATTTCAACGTCTGATTTATTAATCCATGAGTTGATACCAGAAAGCAATACACGATTGCCGGACACTTGTACTACGTCATATGTACGACCTTTAACCCAATCTGGAATACCTTCACCAGTTGCCCAACTTCCAGCGCTGAATTTAACCTTAACTTGGTTTCCTACAGCAATGTCAGATTTAGGCGTATTGTCCGCTTGTTGACCTTGACTAATCGCTGGTGTTTCAGATTTAGGATTATTGTTCTTAGTATAGCCATTGTCCGTAATACCAGTTAAATCAATATTACCGTCAAGACCACCAGCAATATATGTTGATGTAAATTGATAAATCGCTACACCGTCCATTGACGGAAAGACATTGTAATTTGGTGTTGGCGTTACATTATAGTCTGGATAAGCAGCCATCCAAAGTGAATTTGGGAACTCACGAATGATTTGGTCGACATACACGTTAGCTATTGTGTAAGGTTTATAGCTGTAATACATAGGTGTATAACCTGCAGCTTTGATCATACGCATACCATGCAAGATTGCGTTAGTATTCGCTTGCTTGTCAGCGCTAGCACCACTTTCGTAGTCCAAGGCTACGATTGAGCCTTTAGGTGTTTGAACCTGTGGCAAGAATGTATTTAGCACTTGTTCGCCGAGGCTTGCATTTCCGCCGACTTGATACCAAATATAAGTGTGAGCACGTTTACCTTGTGCGATAGCTGACGCTACCTGCGTTTCGTATGTCGTCTGTCCGTACATACCGCCACCGTTGATACCACCAATTTGGATAATGGCAAATTTATCGTGCGCATACCCAAAAATTCCATTCGTGCCTTGGTAACGAGACCAGTCGACACCTTGGTCGCCAACCGCAGCATATGCCGTTGATTGTAACAATAAGACAACTACTAACGCAAAGCTGGCAAGAATTCGTTTAATCTTCATCGACATCTTCCTCCTTTAAATCAGATAAATTTGTGAGAACACAAACAAGTCCAGATAAAAGAGCGGTTGAAACAACCACTCTCCAATCGACTTGTGTAATCAACGTGCTAGCTCCAATGACACCAACTGCTGATTGTGCCATGGTTTTTAAAACTTTGATTCCTAGTTTCTTAACATATTCGTTCATATGCGCTCCTTAATTTCTTTTAAATCTGCTTTTAGTTCGCCGACGTTTTCAGATAAGTTTTTAATTTGCTCAATCATTCCTTGCATCGTTTTTTGTTCTTCGTCATGTTTATCAAGCCTTGAAGCGTGCATATCAATCATCTTTTCTTGTGATTTATTAATTGCTTCAAGCTCAGTTAAACGGTGTTCAAGACTTGCTGTGTTGTTTTTGGTGACAATATAAAAACTTGCAACAGAAAGAGCAATAGGAAAGACTGTCGTCATCAACCAATGCATCAGTTCTTTTTCAGCCATATCCTTTTTCCTTTCTAAGCTATTCAGCAGTATCTTCTTTAGTCAACTCTGCCAAAAGCTCATCATCTTCAACCATGAGAGCAATTTGCGCTTTAACTTTTGGTTTAAGCACTTTTGGCACTTTAGCGTATTGATAGTTTCCTGAAATAATATTAATTGCATAAAGTTTAATCATCATGTCTGTTCCTCTTTCTATTTCGTCTTTAATTTTCTTCAATAGTTTCATCAGTCAGCACCCCTTTGTCATAAAGCTGAGTGACAACGTCTAATAAAGTAGCTTGCGCTACTTCCGAATTCTCTTTGTAGCTTGCGAGCTCTTTTGTGATTTCATTGAATTTCTCATTTTCGTACTTATCACGGAAATTCTCTTGATAAATAACATCTTTAGCCAAATTTTCCAGCTCATCATTCGACAAGCTGATTTTGTCGGCTGGTAACATGACAGGATAAAAAGCGCCCTCATCATTTGTCAAAGTTACTTTCGTACCTGTCACCGTGCCATCGACCGCAAACTCTTGCGATTTTGAACTAAATTTTAGTTTCATAACATGTCCTTTCTATGTTGGGAATGGGTCTGTGGTTACCCAAGAAACCGAAGCGCCAAACCAAAGCGGGCTATCACTTAATTTAATACGTCCACTAATAGAGCCGTCTGGCTTATATGCAAGGTGAACATAGCTACCGTTAAATAGTGTTGCGCCAGTACCACCTCCACCTTCACCTATACAATGGATAATTGCTTGGCTAACTGGTCGCCAGCCAACTGGTATAGTCTCACTAGCTTTTCCATTCCAGTTAGTATTTGAGCTATGCACATAATCCATTGTGGCTGTAACAATATTTCCCGAACGGACAACAGCTATTCCGAAACCGTACGGACCAGGTATAGTCGCTGTATAGGTTTTAGTCTGGTTTACAGCTGTGAATTCGGCGACTTTATTTTGAACAGCATAATATTGCCAAGCGCCCCAACTACCACCTTTCTTGACACGATAAGCTGAAACGACACCATTGAAGTCAATGGCTTCTTGTAACACCCACGACCCTGTATCGTGTTTGCTAACTTTAATCCACGTCCAAGTATGCGTGCCAGAACCAGTTGGTCTATTGACTAAACCATCACCACGATAAAATCCAGTTTCAACGATTGCATTCAAATCTGTACCATTTTTTAAAAAAGTTGCTTGCCCGTCGTTTAAGGTCATTTGATGGTGTTGAATCTCTTTATTTTTGTATTTAAACACCCAGTCACTATCAACAGCATTTGTATTTTCTGGGTATTTCCCGAAACTGACTGCTGTTTCAGCCATACCCATCACCATCTTTTCTGGTGAAACGGGTGGTGCTTTAACTGTACCTGAACTTGTCAAGGCATCTTCAAGCACGCCATAGACTTCGTAAGATTTTCCAATATCAAACGTCCCGCTAAGTGTCGCTTTTGAATTAGTCAGCGTATTAGTGACTTTATCGTTAACCCCTGCGCCAGTATCAGCTGTATAAGTAGTTGAGCCAAACGGCGCTGTTTTAAAGCTAAGCTTAAAGCTATTCTTTTGCACGTTGCCAATGATAAGTGGCGCTATCTTAGCCGTGCGAGTAACCACAATCTTATCTGATGATTGGTTAGTATCACCACGAACAGCAGTAAAGGTCAGCGTTGGTAAGAAATACTCTAAGACCGTGATATTTGTCGTAACAGCGTCGCTAGAACGTCCACGACTATCAACCACCCACGCCTTGACCTGTGCTGAACCATTCCACTTCATCAAGCCTAGATTGCCATTATTAGTGTTGGTAGATTGGTTCTTGTTAACAATTTCAGCGTGATAGCCTGTAATTGTAGAACCTTGCACACCAGTAGCACTGTTAAACGCCACTTTGATGTCTGACACAATTTCAGCAAACGTGTTAGCTGTATTCAACAAGTTTTTAACCGATGTATTGCCGTCAGTTAGTGTAATACTTCCTAGTGTTGGCTTGACGCTGTCTGGGACATTCAAGGTTAAAATACAATTGGTTTGACCGATTTTAGTAGAGCCACTATAAGTCTCCAGAACAATTTGACCCCAATCACTCGTCCTGTTCGGCATAGCTGTCGCAAGGTTTAGTGGTGGCGTCCAACTAACAGACGTGCCAACACCAGTTGCGATTATGCCAGACAATGCCCCAAACTCATATTTAAGGTTGTGAGTAAAACTACTATTTTTACGATTGATATTGAGTGTCATTGCATTTCCAAGCGTACCTGTAACATTACTGATTGTGCTTGCTCTGGCGATAGTTGGCAGTGGAATGGATAAGTTAACAGTAGCTGAACCATAACCGCCTGCGTTAATATCAACTTTAAAGCTGATGGTAACCGTCTTATTTCCGTTACCATCATGACCAACAACATAGTTCTTACCAAAGATAAGCAAAGTTGAATTTGTGCCAATATTAACATTAGCATTAACAATCTCACCGCCACCGTTGACATAAATCGTCATTGGTGCTGTGACACCAGTTACAGAAGCATAACCATTCGTCCTTAAACGTGCTTGTACATTGACTGTTGAACTGTTACTTGCTACGTCCTGCCTGTTCCAGTCAGACCAAACTTCCAAAGTCATATTGTGTCCGTATTGCCCGCTAAATGTAGCAGTTGCCATAATTCCTCCTTTCGCTATTTAACAAAGTATGTCGCATTGACATACTCATTTTTTGGATGAGCACGGGTGATATAGTGTCCCAACTGCAAAGACATTGTAAATACACCATTATCAATATGGAGCATTCTTTGACTAATGTAAGCCACTTCTGAACCACCACTTTGGAATGAAATGCGGTCTGGTGTGACGACGACTTTAGTCGTACTATCGTTCGCACCAATAACCATTCCGCCATTGCCTTGCGTGATATACGTATCCATGAACTTCAATTTTTGGGAATATTCCATAATCGGCTCAATGTCTTTGACACGTTCTTCAATGACTTTTGTTATCTCAATAATCTTTTGACGACCGTCTAGGTCTTCTTTTTTTAGATTATTGATAAACGTTTCAAGCTCTGATACTTGTTGCAGAGTAGCTAGTGCTTTCATCTCTGTTTCCATCTGCAATCGCTTAGCTTCTAACGCATTCAGTTGCTCTTGCGTGAGTGCGCTGTCTGCTTTGCTGTCGATGTCTGCCTGCGTATCTTCTGGGGCTTCGGTGTGGTCTGTTGACACTGTTCCAATTTCAACTTTAGGACGAACAATCCAAATAGTCGCTTTAGTGTCTACGTGCATGATGACTTCGTTCGTTGCATCAGTAGCTAACGGCTTTATAAGCTGAAAACTATAATATTTCCATTCTGTACCAATGGATAAATTTTGGGTTTGCGAACGGTAGCCTGCACGAGCTCTAAATACCGTATTTGCAACCGTGGACTTAGCATAGAAACTCATCATCACGCTTTTATTGCTCATTTCATTAGCTGCGCCCGTTCGACTATCTCCACCAGTTCGGAAAGTGATTTTTTGATTTTTCGACGTGCCATCATACGTTGAAACTATCTTCAAGCTGTTTGAATTTAGGTATTTGGTAGTGGTATCAATCGTTGCCACTAACTGACCTTGTGTTGAATTGGTATCATCTATCAACTTATACGTTGAATACTCAGCGTGTAAGTCACGTTTGAAAAGACTGTTTAGGAATAAGTTTCGACCACCAACCTGCACGTTAGCCAAGCGGTCAACCCAAGTGTATTTCTTGTAGTCGGTGCTGTTAGCTTCTGTGTAGTCGCTGTAGTAGCCCATATATTGCTGATTCTTGTCGGTAAAGCTAAGGTTAGTACCTTTATTATCATCAGAATAAGCAAAGTGAATGTAAGGTGTTTTTCCATCAGCTCCCGGTGCGCCGGGCAATCCTTGGTCACCTTTCCACTTGCTCCACTTGTATTTGGTTGGGTCGTTGCTGTTGGCAGCATTAAAATCTTGGTACATGCCCCAATATGGCTTGGTGTTATCCGTCAGACTAAAACCACCACCGGTTGCATTGTCAGCGTAAGCAATATGTGTGTACTGCGTTTGAGCATCTTTTCCCGGCGTACCCGGCAAACCTTGTGCACCATCTTTGGCAATATAACCTTTTTGATAGCTCGTGCTAGATGTACCGTTGGTGTATATTTGTACGGTTCGCGTCCACAAATACATACCCTTAACCAAAACAGGCATGTTACTAGCCCACGTTGCTGGTTCGGTGGTTTCGGACGTACTAAGACCATACGTGATAACAGTATTAGCAATACCGTTTCCAGTCTCACCCTTGTCACCTTTGACACCGTCGGCGCCATCATTGACATTAGTCAGCGTGATTTCAGTCGTTGCTACTTCGTTGTTGCCAATATAGGCCGAAACGGTCAAAACAGCGGTATTTTTGATAGTGCTAGCTTTAGCAAGGTATTGCATGCCCACGGACACATTGCCATCAAGAGCCCAACGCCATGTCACGTCAGACGCAAGCAACTTCTCGCCCTTGTAAAGATTGGCTTTAAATAGCGATTCTCCCTCGCTATTCTTAAATGTTGTCCCGTTATCACTTGAAATCTTGATAGTGTATGGGACTGCCGCTTCTGCCATCTCTTCCATTCGAGCTAACAAGTTAGCGTCTACCTTGTTTTCTAACTCTTTAAAATTAGTAAAGACTGTTCTGTCTTCGTCAGGATTTGAAAAACTTCGGTGAACCTCTGAGGCACGCATTTCTAAAAGCAATGTCGGGAAGAATTGGTCATCTCGAACCTTAACGGTGTCACCCGGCTCTAAATCAGCGTCTCCTTTGACTTCGTATGTGACCGTTGGATAACAGCCGGCTTTCAAAGTTTTAAGGGCTGTAGCTTCTAGAACTGCTTCGTCTGTCGTTTCAACAGAAATGTCCTTACGAATCCAGTTATCGCCGATAACTTTCCCGTTTAGGACTGCCGGATAAAGCTTTTGAGACAAAGGCGCGTAAATATTCCCGTTCTTGACATAAAACTCAACTTCACCGTCAGAGTTCTTCCACTCTTTGGTTCTGTTAGGGTCGATTACAGTCTTGACTGTTTCCTGAACGTCTTCCGTGTATGTTTCTTGAACGGGTACAGTTTTAGTAATAGTTTGACCACCTACAGTCTTACCAGCTACTAATTCTGGCGGATAACACAAGGTCTGAACGCCAGCCATGTAAGCATTAAGATTATATGTATTCTCAACGATGTACATACGCCCCGCATAGTTCTGTTCTAGGACGGTGATGTTAGAGCCACTGATTGACTTAATAATCGCTGTATGGCCGTAAATACCAGTCCAAAACGGCGAACCGTAATTAGCTTTAATATTTACGATTGCCCCAGCTTTAGCCTTTGAAACTGAACCAGCTTCAACGCCCCAGCCAAAAGCACCCCAACGGTAATCTGTACCGATGTTAGAAGCGGCGATACCTGCACCAATTCGACCACTAATACCAGTAACACCGCCACCCAGTCCGGGACCACCTAGCAAACTAGAATATAAAGCAGACAGAGCATAACATTGCCCTGTCCCTACTCGTTGACCTTTACGACTTTCGATATTTCGCAAGGCGTTCTCTGTATTCGTAGCACCGCCACCAGAAACCGTAACAGTCTTGTTAACAGTACGTGTCTTAGTGACTTTATGAGTGACTGTTTTGTCGCTACCAGTCGGGTGAATCACATTGAACATAGTCGTTTTGTCGATTGTACGTGTAATACTTTCGATATTGTCGTCATAATCTAAAACGATGTCGTCACGTCTTACACCGACTCCCTGATGGGTGTCGTCATGTTCTTTAAAGACATTCAAACGAAACACTTTCAAAGAGCTGTCATCATTCAGGTAAGTTTCAAAAGCAATTTCAGCGTCAAAGTTGTTTGCTAGTGAAATCAAACGTTTAAGCTTAGTGTCTTGCCCAGTCCATTCAAGAGTTCTTTTCTGGTCTGAGATTTCATTGATACCAAGCTTTAACGCTGCAAAGTCTAACAAGTCAAGCTTTTTACAATATTCCTCAAAAGTGTAAGCTTGGTCAGCTTTGTAGGCATTAGCGTACTCGTTTAACAGTTCAAGGTTCAAGTTTTCACAAGAACATGTGATAGAATTCTCGTCTTCAACTGTCTTCATAATGTTAAACAGATAAGCACGTCCGTTGTCATGGAATGACACAAAAGAGCGTTCGTTCAAAGTCTGATAAACACGTCTGTTGTGAGTGTCTAAATCAAGATTCTTTTTATCGACAGAAAAATCAAAAGTCGCGGAACCTGTTTCAAGGTAGCGCGACCACATATCATCGTAAAACTCTAGACCTTGCGTGTTCTCTTCGTTATCCAGAAAACCAACACGTTCAAGGTTATGGTCTAAAATGCTTAGTAGCATTAGCTCCACCTTTCTTCAAATTCAATTGACGCCGTAGGTGTCTTCTGACACCAGCTAGACGTCGTTAACACGACTTGACTTTTGCCTCTTGGAATTTTCAAAAAATCAGAGCCATCTATCATTTCTTTAGCGCTCTGAATTCCGTTAACCGATATTGTTTTATTCTCGCTGTTGACTTCGACTGCGCTGCCCATTGTATAGCGATTTGGAATATCTTCCCATGTGGGCACTTTATTAGCTTGAAAGAGAATGTCGCTAACATACATACGAGTAACTAAGGCATGACCAGAGAAGCCACCTAAAATAAGGTGAATATTTGCTGTTTTCTTGCCTTTAATTGCTGGAATAGTCTTAGGTTTACGACTTCCCCACCAATAAAATTCAACAACGTCATCTTTCCGTAAAATATCCGAAAATCCTCGCGGTTCGTTGAATGGGTTATCTTTATCGTATTGTGTATCTAAGAATTTAATGTTCTCTAAAATGCTATATCCACCTTTACCGTCAGCTCCGAGAAGGTTATACTCACAATTCAACCCTCTTGCGCGTTTAAAGGTTTCGACACCATATAAGAAAGTACCTTCTGCGTCAGTAGCGATTATCTTGATAAAGCCATATTGATTATCAAGCAATCCCGGACCACTCCAAAACAACTGACGCCACCAAATATAGTCGTACAGTGTGGTGTTCGTAACAGGAAAAGTCAAACTTCCCGAACTGTTGACACCTTCTTGCGAGAAAGCTTGCAAATAGACATAATTGCGACCGTTGAAATTAGTAGTTCCTAGCGTTCCAGTGAGGTTTTCCGCAACATTTGAAATAGCTTGGTTCTTAGCTCCATTTTGGAAGCCTGTCAGAATCTTACTGTCTCGATAATCAAAATCCAGTACAGATTTTTCAACGGTTTTCCCGTCAACTTCCTCTTTGCTTCCTAAAGCCATAGCAGCCGTTGCGTTAACCATACCAAGGTAGCCGTTATCGCTGTTGGATTTGACTTTAATAATAGGCAAAGCAATCTCATTCCCTTTGTTTTCCACGTCAAAGATGATTTGCCCGTCTTTAACTGTCGGATTCTCAAAACGCTTGTAAGCCACGCTGTGAGCCACGCCATCGAACGACTCAAACTCTAGTGTTAAATCTGCTTCTCTGACCGAACTTGACGGCTCAGGAAATTTACTAATACTTGCTAAGTAATAACGGTCTGGTTGGTCGCTAAAGACTAATTTAGCTGGGTAAGTTGCAAAGATGTCGTTTAAAATATCGATTTTATCTAAGACGTCGCCTTTGATAAAAATATCGACTTTGATTGTTTTCCCGCCTCGTCGCTGACGTTTAAAAGACAGACCACGAGTTGCGACCTGCCTTGTTTCATTTGTGATGTCAGCGATTCCCGGACGATGTATTTTTAAGACGGTGAGATAAGGCTCAAGGTCTACACCGTTATAGGACATTGTTTTTAAAATTTTTTCCAAGCATTATCCCCCTTTCAATCGTAAATTACGAGCGTTGGAAGCTGCAATTTTTTCTTGATACTTGCGATATGTTTTGCCTACAAGAGTGTCGCCGTCAAGGTACACATCAAGCTCTTTATCCAGAATTTCTTCGAGTACTCCGAGCATTTGATAAAGCACTTCGACGCTTTCAGATTCTCCGCTCGTTGCGTCAACAATTCCTCGACCGATTCCAGCCAAAGTCTTGTCGTTAAGAGGTAAGATAGCTTCGTCGCCAGCTTCGCCGCCTACCATGGCGTTATTGCCGTTCATTCCAAAGAGTGTAGGGCTAGTCATGATACCACCCTTTTTATAGAATTCCACACCAAATTGTGGCTTAGTAGAAGGGTCCTTTATCCAGTCAAGCGGATTCATTGAACCGCTAGCTTTAAAGTGTGGCATTGGAATGTGTGGCCATGAAATCTTGAAATTAAAGAATCCCTTAATGGCGTCAATTGCACCCTTAACAGCGTCTCTAGCTCCGTTGATTGCATTGGAAATCGTATCTTTAACGCCGTTCCAAATACTTGAAGCGGTGCTTTTGATAGTATTGAACGCATTCGAAACAGCGTCCTTAATTCCATTAAACACATTCGAAGCCGTTGACGAAATACTATTCCACAAACCAGACAAGAATGACGAAATACTATTCCAAACGCTTGAAGCTGTTGAGCTGATAGTATTCCAGAGCGAGCTAAAGAATGCACTTAAAGCGCTAAAGACCGTAGTAGCTAGCGTTACAATACCATTCCAAAGTGTTGAATAGAACGTAACAAGAATATTCCAGTACGTTTGAGCTACTGTTACAATACCACTCCACAAAGCGCTAAAGAACGCACTTAAAGCATCGAAAATTGGCGTAGCTACTGCTAAAATACCGTTCCAAATTGTGGTTAAAGTCAGAACGAAACCTTGCCAAACGCTCATTGCAAAAGCGACAATAGTATTCCATACCGCTGTTAACGCTGAACTGATAGCATCCCAAACGCTTGTCGCAACTGATTTAATTCCTTCCCAAAGACTAGAAAAGAAATCAGCTATGCTTTGCCAGAATCCTTGTGTAAACGCCCAGAACACTTCCCAAGCAGTTCGTAAAGGCGTGTAGATTGCTAACCAAGCTACTTGGAAGATAATTGCAATACTTACCCAAAGAACGTTGAAGAAGGTTACTAATCCATTCCAAACTGTTTGTGCCGCGCTAACAATTGAATCCCAAGCACTTGTTAAAGCACTTTTAACACCTTCCCAAGCGCTAGATACAGAATCTTTAATAGACGTCCAAAGATTACTGAAGAAGTCCACTAGACCTTGCCAGATTTGACTTGCGCTTGATACAAGTGACTGCCATGTCTCGCTTAGCCATTGCGTGAAATTCTTCCACATCTCTTTACCGGTTTCGGTTTGACTAAAGAACCAAATAAGCCCAGCAACTACTGCTCCAATCGCTACAATTAGGATTGTAAATGGGTTGATAGCCATAACTGCGTTGAAAGCTGCCATTGCTCCAGTACCTGCCACGGTAGCGGCTGCGTGAGCACCCTCTGCCGCTGTCAATGCTCCGGTTTTGACTGCACGAGCAATCATTAAACCATTTGAAACACCTAAAACAACATTTCTAGCTGCTTCTACGCCTTTGATGACGCTGGTGACGACCTTGTAAGCCGTCCAAGCGCCTGTAGCGCCAACAATAGCAGATTTAAATACATCTACAGATGTGCCACCTTGTTTGAACCAAGTGATAAAATCCTTAACACCGCCCGTTGCGTCTGCTAAGAAATCAGAGACGCCTTTAATAGCATCTTTTAAGCCGTCAACCTTTCCTTTGCTGTCGTCGGCGCCAGAAAAGCCACTGAAGAGCTCGCCGACCATGCTTGCGACTTCCGAAATAATCTGCTTGATATTCTCGTAGGCTGTTTGAAGACCTGAAAACTCAGGCGGAACTTGCGAGAAGATTTTATCTAAGAAAGCGATAAAATTATCCGATACTTCAGGCAAAATCGTATTAAACAGAATATTAAAAATCATTGGAAGGACACTAAAAAGCGCCCCTAACAACTGTGTAGCACCATCAATCAAAGCTGGAAGTATTGTTTGAAGTAAACTTGGTAGATATGCTGAAAGTTGAAGAAGAACTTGTGTAAGTCCCTCGATTACTCGTGGTAACGCTTCTTGAATTCTTGGAATAATGTTATCTAACACTCGTCCAAACGAATAAGTAACGTTATTGACTAATTTCGCAATATCTTGGTCAGAATCAGCCATACCAGTAAGCAAATCAGTCCACGCTGCTTTCATCATTCCGATAGAACCAGAAATAGTCTTCTCAGCTTCTTTTGCTGTTGTTCCAGCAATCCCCATCGATTCTTGCATAACGTGAATAGCTTCAACAATATCAGCGAACGAATCAATGTTATAGTGGATACCGCTGATTTTCTCAGCTTCTTTCAGCAAACGCTGCATTTCTTCTTTAGTACCACCAAAACCTAGCTTCAAGTTGTCTAGCATGGTGTAGTTCTGCTTAGCGAACCCTTGATAGGCGTTTTGGATAAGGTCTATTGACGTACCCATTTTATTCGCATTATCTGACATATCAACTACTGCTTTGTGTCCGACTTCTGCGGCTTTTTGGGTGTCTCCACCTAAAGACTGAACCAATGACGCACTAAAACCAGTGATGGTCTCCATATAAGCGTTAGCTGATAATCCAGTCTCTTTGAAAGAGTTCTTAGAGTGCTCCATTACAGCGTCTTGCGCTGATTGTAACTTATTGAATTCTTCCGAAGCGTCCTCGACGCTTTTTCCGACGCTTTGAGCGTATTCTTCAAGGCTTTTTCCACCAGTACCAAAAAGTGTTTCGACACCGCCGACCAACTGTTCGTATTCAGCATAATTTTTAACTGCTGCCACCGATACAGCGCCAAACGCTGCTGCTCCTGCGGCAAGACCAACGCCGATAGCTTTCCCAGCTTTGACAGCTAAGTTACCAACACCACTAAAAGCCTTTCCAATTTTTCCGTGAGCTCCTTCGGCTTTACCGGTTGTCTCGTCGATAGCCTTATTGGCTTCTTGGTTTTTGATACCGATTTTTCCGAATAAGCTAAATAGTTCCATCTACATCTCCTTTCTTGTCATTGTTCAAAATAAACTCAGCCATTTCGATAGCTTTCTTATCTTTCTCGATTGACTGCTTCTTGCCTTGACGTCCTTTAGAATGAAGATTCTTGTTGATGAACTCGCCTAAACTTAATTCGGTATCTTTAGCCAACCAAATGTCTCGCAATTCCTCTTTTTGAGTTTCGTTGACTAAATACACTAAAAAATCCAACGTTTGCCCTAGGGTCATAGTCCCTAAGACAAGCATTGGATTGGCATATCGTTTAAATAATAAATCTTTTAATCTAAATTCTGTTAGCTCAACACTGACGCAATAGATTTGAAAAAATCTTTAAGTTCCTCTTTCTTAAAGAAAGCGGTCAATAGTTTTGTGTAGTCAATCATGCTAAGCGAATTGATTTCAGAAACTTCTTTACCAGTTAAATCAGCAAGAAAACTGTTGATGTCATCTTTTGCTTTGTTGATATTTTTCATAACAGCAAAGACAAGACCGGCAACGACTTTAGTACCTCGTTTTTCAAGGTCTTTTTCAGCGCTGTTAAAAGCGCCATCGACTAAAGCCATAATCTCATCTTGACAGTCAAGTTTGCCAAGAATTCCAAGCATAGTAAAGATGTCATCACCTTTTAGCTCACGCATTTTTGTTTCTTTTGGTAGTTCAGTTACTTTTTCAGTCATCAATCAAAATCCTCCGATATTCTATTAAACTTCAAGACTAACTTCAGGATAGTAAATACGCGCCGGAAGTGTTAGGTCTTCCACTTGGTCTTCGTCAGCGTGTGCTTCAAAAGTCATCGCTACCACCGCTTCGTCATTGTCTTTTAACTCCATTTCAAGACCAGATGTGCAAAGCGCGTTATCTAAAACAACGATAATAGGGTCTTTAGTCCCTGAAATAGTACCAACAAGAGCGATATTTTTGAGGTAATCAGAATTATCAACTGTACCTTTGCTTGTGATAATCTTGTAGTTCGCTGGCGCTGTAACACCATCACCAGATTTAACTTCAGCTCCGAGAGCCAAAGCGATATTTTCAGCAGTTAACTCTTTGACGTTAGTTTCAAGTGTTGCATTTTGAGATTCAAGCAATTTTAAACCAACAGCTTTAGTTTTAACGCCATCAACTTCGACCTCACGATAGTTTTTCTCGATAGTAACTTTGTTACCGTCTGATGTAGCACCGAGAAGTTCACCTTCCCATTTACTTGTTTCTTTGTTCCATTCAAGGTTTTTAAAAACAGCGCCAGCGTCAACAATATAAGACTTTGGTGTGTTCTTTGTGTACCCAGTTTTACGTACAGCTTGTTTTGCCATTAATTTCTCCAATCTATAATCAAATAAAAACGCACGTCTCGACGTTGTAGCATGTCTGACCCTGTGTCAGTCATGTTTCCACCCTCAAAACGTGCTCTAATGTAACAACTATCAAGCATTTCAGAATAGTTCCTTAATACTTGTTTTAATTCAGCTGTTTTGGTCTCAATTCGTTCGTCATTGCTGCCTTGATTATCAAAGATAGTTACGTCCAGATAAGCACCATCGGCGTATTTGTCACGATTATCACTATCGTAACTAAAAACTAGATAAGGATAAGTGATTTGTTGGCTTGTGTTCTTTCTAAAGTAACTTTCAGCGATGACGTTTTGACATTGTGCCAATACAGCGGCAATAACTTCGTTCATTGTGACCTCTTTAAGTTAAATTTCTAAGACAATCTTCCAAAATTTCTTGAATCTGTGACTTGTTTCGACGAAAAGCATTGCGCAAGAATTTAGTAGGTCTTTGACCATAAGTAAAATGTGTCTTACCGTCTGCTGCCTTGAAAATCCAGCCACCTTTTCGACCATTGCCTTTCTCGGCAAATTCACCAGTACCAAATTCAACCCAAACCGCATATTCGCAATTGGTTCCAACGTAGCCGACCAGCTCATCACGGTCAATGCGATAGTCAATGCTATCACGTAAAGCACCAGTATCGACCGGCGCAAAATCAACAGCTTCACCCTCAACAAGCATACAAGCTTGAATCAGACCACGAATAGCTTGTAATTCGATTTCGTGCTTGACCGCTGCCGAATTATCTTTAAAATCACTAGACATCAACCGACTACCTTCAGAAAAATTTCAAGGTGGTCGTCTAATTCCATTGGATTATCGACGTAGGTCACCTCGTACTCTTTGTCTTTGAAACGAATACGGTCTGAAATGCTAATTTCTAGGTTTGTATCAAATGTGATAATAACATGAGTACTTTCCACTGTGATTGCATTCTGACTATTGCTTTCTTCGCCGCTTAAAAAGTCAATCCAGCCATCAAAGGTGCCAGATTCCCGAAAGTCGTGAATGGTTTGACCTAGACTGTTTCTTTTACCTGTCTTATCGTATTTTAAAATTGTAAAAGCAGACATCAAGACCACCTCAGTTTCTTATACTTCTTCAGGAAACCCAGCAAAGTAGCCGGATAGCCTTCTTGGCTCTCTGCCGCTGTAACATCGTAGTAAGTGACCGAATGACGGCTTATCGATTCCGATTTGACCCCAATTTTTCCAGCCATTTTAGAATCGTATTGAATTAATTTCTTAACTCCTGCTAAGACGTCTGCTGGGTAGCTTATTTTAGTCAGAATAGCCTTTGTCGATACTTCCGCGATAAATTCTCCGTCAATCTTCAAAACGTCGTCAGAAACCTCTAAAACGGTGTACAAACCGTCGTTAAAATGGCTGTCATTTATTTCAACGGTATCACCAACTTTGAAAATATCTAAACGACCTTTCGATACACGAATTTCACTATCAGAAAGTATTAAACCAAAGCACCTAAAGCGAATATTTTGGAAATTGTTGTTAGTTGACACTCTCACCATTGTTTCAAGACCGTCACAATACTCTTGTGTGGCGCTTTTATCAATTTTTTGAGCGTCTTCAAGTGAAATAATCATACACACCCCCAAAAATAAAAGAGAGTAGCCGACTACTCCCCTTCTTGTTCTGCTAACAATTCAGCTAGCACCTCGGTACGTGCATTCTTCTTGTAGTCTACGCCTAATTCGTCAAGTTTTGCCTTGATTTCATCACGGTTAAGCTCTTTTTCAGGTTCTTCATCTACTTCTTGCGGTGTTTCAACCACATCTTTAGCTGGAAGCTGAATAAGCTCCTTGATAAGCACCGAACCTTTGGCGTTCTCGCCTTTCAAGAAAGATTGTACACGTTTTTCATCTGGTTCATACCCTTCACGGGGGTAAATAGCCCCAATTGGGTAAAGAACACCTTCGTCTTGCGAATCGATAAACGAATCAACGACAAGATAAAGTTTTTTCATTTAATCAACTCCTTAGACTGTTTCAGTAGCGAGTTTGTGACGAATTGCCACGATACCGATATTTTTATCTTCGTAAACTTTAGACCAGTTATTAGCTGTTGCAAGCTCGGCGTTTGAAGGTGTTTCACCAGCTACTGTAGTGTCAGTAAATTTTACGCCGTAAGGGTGAAATACGAAAGCGCGACGTGTGAATACTTCATCAACACCAGCGGCAGCTTTACGATTTGTTTCAAAAGTAGTTAGTTTCGCTGGTGTTCCGTTGTTACGACCGAAAGCACCTTCAGCTAGCAAGTAAGTTGTGTAAACATCATCATCCGGTGCGTTGCTATCATCAACAATGACACGGTAATCAAGATAGGTCGGAATGTTGATTGTTGCGTCCGTTGGTTGAATGTAAACAATCAAATTATCTTGTTGTAATTTAGTATATACTGCTGAGTGCATAACCATAACTTTAAGCTTATCAGCTGAATCACCAAGTAATTGTTTAGCATTAAGCACTTCTTTAGCTGTAATTGGTTTTGCTGCAATATCTAGCAAGTGAGTAGAAGCAAGTGCTCCACCTTCGACGAATAGACCTTTAAGAACAGAAAGCAAGACTTTTTGTTCTTGACGTAACCAGTAGTCACCGATTCGGTCAAGAATAGCACGCATTGGGTCGTCACCAGAGACAACTGCTGCTAACTCGTTAACACCCCAACCACGGCCGCGATACATAACAGCTGCCATGTCCTTTCCTGCTGTAATTTTACCAGTTGAAAGCTCTTTATCTTCTCCAAGAACTTCATCATCACCAGACAAATCATTCCAGAACGGCATGTTAACAAGCACATTTCCTGCTGTAATCATTTTAGAAACACGTTCGTCTGCTACTGCAATACCTGAATTGACGATTAGTGATTTTTGAGCAGTATATTGCTGAATGTAGGCATTGTAGACCTCTGGAGTGATAGTATCCAGAATTTTTGTAACTTCGTTTGACATTTAAATTCTCCTTTATTTGTTTTGTTGTTGTAAGAACTGAGTCAAATTCATTTCAGGATTTGCAAGAACTGACTCAAGACTTGCTTCTTTGGGTGGTTGCCCACCGCCTAATTTGGCGCCGCCCAGCTTAGTAAACCCTTCTGGTTCTTTAGGTGGCTCTGGCGCTTGCTCAAAGAACGTTGGAAGATTTGCTTTTAGGTCCTTAATTTTATTCTCAAGGTCTTTCACATTGCCTTCGTCATCGACTTCAAGGTCGCCAAGTTTAAACATGAGATAATCAACATCAGTCCCTTTAGCGGCAGTCAAAGCGTCTTTGATTGTTTGCTTACGAGCATTGTCTTTCGCTTCCTGTTCTAGCGTTTCAACTCGTTCTTTATAAGACTTCAATTCGCTTTGTAGCTCCTCGTTGTCCTTATTATTTTTCTTCAAAGTGGCAAGCGTTGTGTTGGCTTCATTTAGCTGTGCTTCTGCCGCGGACAGTTTCTCTTGCGTAGCTTGTACGGTTTTGCCATGCTCTGCCATGATTTGATTGATAACATCTTCGGACAATTCCAGAGACTGTAAGAATTCACGTTTCATTTGTTCTCCTTCTACGTCTGTTTAACGTGAGACGACCACGAGAATTTGAATAATGTTGACAATTTAACGCCTTGTCTTGGCGAAAGCGCTCGGTAGGAATCGAACCTACACCCTCTTGGCTTTCCCTGCCTCAGCTCTACCGTTAAAGCTACGAACGCAAAACAAAAAAGCCGTATTTCTACGACTTTTGGGTATAAAAAAAGCACCATCAATTAAGATAGTGCTAGTTAAGCATTGTGTTTTTTGCGATTTTTAAAGAAGTTGACCCAGAATGGATTTTCTTTATCGAAAATTTCCACCTCTTCAGCGGTCATATTGTGGGGATAATCAGCAAACAAGTGATATATCTTCTTTTTATCAAAGGTGAATGGGTGACGTCCTACTTGTTCATCATCTTCAACCCACCAAATTTTGTCGGTTGGATTCTTTTTATAAAACTCATTTTGCATATCCACCGCTTCCTTTCACTTGATTTTCTGTGTTGGTATTTAAATACCCTAATACTGTTTTAAACTCTGGATTGTTTCCTAGTTCTTCAGTATCGTACAGCATAATCTCACGTAGTTTTCTTCTTCGTGAGCTTGCTCCAAACCGTTCTTTTAACGATTCTGGTGTAAGTTCAAACCAACCATTTTCGTCTTCTGTCTGTAGCTCTAAATAGTGCCACTTACCATTGATATTTTTAACAACAGCTGCATGTTCAGAAACCGCTAAATAATATTCTTTTGACTTATCGCAATCTGCCAACAGGTCAACTGTTGCTTGAATCTCATCTTTGGCTAGCGCCGTCCTTAAATTGACACCTTCAAAATCGCCCATCTGTTTTATTGTTGATTTATACGCAAACAAGAGTTGACTATTGCCACCGCGATAATCTAAAACATCATAACCGTGTTTGTTGCCGATATAAGCCATAGCAAGCGAAGAACAAGAACCGTCTGTTAAATCTCCACCGCCAACAGCTGAAATAATTTTTTTCTCTGCTTTCGGCTTCTTAAGTTTCTTAATAACGTTATAATCGACGTTGAATTTCTTGGCACGTAACGTTATTGCACTTTCAGTATAATCAAATCCCGGATATTTTTCAATTTTTTCGTCAAAAATAGAAATGTTATTTTTGAGCCAGTTGTAAAAGTCACTTGCGGTTTTGGGTAACGACCTACCAGCTTGTTCATTGGATTTTTGAGCTCTTTCAAGAACTTGTAATACTTCTTTGGAAGTTTTGGCACTTAAACGCTCAAATTGTCTTGTCGTTTCGTTGAATCGAATACCTTTAGGCAATTTAGGACAGTTAAGAGTTTGTAAAGTCTGCAATGTAACTGCATTACGTTTCAGACGACCTGTTTTCTCTGCCCAATCGTAGTAATTTTCATACACTCCGATTTTCCCCGTCTCGTTATCACGTCTTAAACGCGTGTTTTTATCGTTTTTTAAACGTGAAACAGTACGACAACGGCAATTACAATCTTCAGCTGCAATACCAAACATATGCGGTTGTTTTGCTTTGAGACCGCTAACCTCGAAATCTTCATCAGGTTTGACACGCTGACCGTCCAATTTTGCGTGGTCGCTACGAGTGCGATTATCAAGCGTTGAAATCCATTCTTTCTCGAACTCGACCCCTAATTTCATCGCTTCAAGTTGTGATTTTTGACGTGCTATTGCTTGAACTCGACCAGCTTCGGTGCGTGTAATGTTCAAAGCTCGACGGTAAGAACTATAACCGAGTTCTGCTAGTCTAGCAGCGGTCTCTTTGTAGCTGTAACCCCGCAAGAACACTCGTGTAAGCTCTGATTTGATATTTGACTTCAATCGTTCAGCTACACCGTCATTCAAGCGTTCAGAAAGCTTGTAGTTAGCTACGGGTGTTTCTATGATTGTCTTCAGCTCTTCGCTTTTTAACATTGTAAAGTTGATAGCTGTATTCTTAGATTCATACTCATAAAAAAGTTCGTTATAAGCAATTTTTCCCGTACTCTCTAAATGGCTATTTATTTCCGTTTTAAGCCCCTGCTTTAATTCCTTGGTTGATTTATCAAGTTGTTCTAAAAGGCTCGTCATACGGCTTAATTCTAGCTGTTCTGTGGACGATAATTCCTCATAACGCTGATAATCGACAAGCAAAGCTTTTTTCAGGTCCTTAATCGTATCAACATACAAGCCATACAGTTGTTGGTCAGTCTTCTTGTCCGCCTTCGTCAACAGGTTCTCGATTTCCTGTTGGAATTGGTTCAGTTCCGTCATCGTCCACCTCTGTTATTTGATTAAAATCAGACTTGTAAGCTTGCTCACCGAGCGCTTTCTCGACTTTGTCAGGGTCAACCTCTAAAATTTCAGCTAACAACTCTAAAACTGTACGGTCATCTAAGCGAGGAGCGGCAGTCATGACGTTGTTAATCAATACTTGCTTAGTGTCTGCTTCAGTTTTAGCAACTGTAGCGTTATCGGTCTCGTTAGCCATGACTGAGCGTGTTATAGTCACCTCAATATCTGACGAATCGAATGCTTTGCCACTTAATTCATTGATATTTTGAACAATCAAGTCAAGCATTTGCTTGATAACCGCTCTCAATCGAACTTCGGTCTTGTTACATTTCAGGTCTAGCAAGCTGTAGCGAGATTTAATCACGATATTCGTGATGTTTCCGTCGCCAGTTTGTGAGCTATCAAAGCCCATACCGAACTTATAAATACCTTCTTTATCAATTGACAACTTAGTTTTACGAGCTTCTACCGGAATATCAACCGTTTGAACATCAACACCGCCACCTTCACCAACGCCAACAGTTTTTTTAGACTTCAGGTTAGTAACCAATGTGTCTAGGTTGTCGCCTTCAAATCCTCGAACAATATAAATTGGGTGGTCGAAGTCAATTAAATTGTTAGACAACGAACAAGCCATCAAATCGTAATCGTCAATCAAGTCTTTTATTGGCTCTAAATCAGTTTTTTCTTGCTTGTTATTAGCTAATTTAATAAAAGGCACTCGACCATAACCTTTGCCGTAATAGTTGCCGTTTTCGTCTTTAGCTAGCTGATGAAAGACTGGGTTCACCTCAACGGATTCATCTAGTTTCATTTCACCTTCATCGACACAAACAAAGTAAAATACCTGTTCTTTCGTCCAAAATTGAGCACGAATGACATTCTTGACCTCGCTCTTAACTGTGATTTGGTCATCATAGTAGTAAATCATTTGGTCAATAGCCAAGTTCTCGTCGTAAATTGGAATGGTTTTGAGTGCGTCAGCTGTTTTGAATCTGATTTTACCCTTTTCATCAACACTCCAAAATACGTACTCATAAGATTTCTGACTTGCGCCCTCAACAAGCTCTTGTAGCATAAGTTGAAAGTCATCATCGATGTATTGTTCAAGATAGATTCGCAGCTCTAGCTGGTCTGTTGCGAATTCAACAGGATTAGAAAGCAAGTATTGAACTTTCTGGTCAACGAGTTCAGTAAAGAATCCGTGTGAAATTTTGGTGTTAGCTCGGTATTCTTCCTCTTTTAATTGACCGTTGCTGTCAAAGTAAAACAAGCGTGATTTTAAGATGTCGTGTTTCGATTCGTAATACCTGACGCCGTCGTGCATTTTCCGCTTTAAAGCGCTAACTCTATCGCTGTTGATTAAACTTTTAATCTCAGCGCCAAGCGTTGAAATATCGTTAGTCTGTAACATTGTATGCTCCTTAATATAGCCAACCTTTTGATTCGACACATTGCAAAGCATAGCGCAAGGCGTCCATCAAGTGATTGTTTTTGTCTTCAGGTTTGTTAAGCCAGTTGCCTTCTTTATCTTGTTGGTAACAATAGCTGTAAAACTCGTCCATAATGTGAGTACATGTTGGGTGTACAATGATTTGATAGCCTTGTAGCTTCGAAATACCTGCCATGATTGAATCTTTGCCTTTTCGACTAGGCTTCACACGTCTCAAGCCGTGCTCTTGTTTAAGCTCCTCAATCAAGCGAGGCTCTGCTGAATCGGCTATAATCGTTGTCTTTTGATAACCCTTCGATGTAATCAAGTTAGCCACCTCGCGAGTGATTAAGCCGACTTGATAAGCTTCATCGAAAATATGTATTCGCTTCGTCTCGTCATTAATCAGACAAGCTACAAGAGCGGTCGGGTCGTGAGTGAAACCAAAGTCAAGACCAAGAGCCAGTTTATTATTCTTATCCCTAAGCAGCTCGTCTTTGTCAAAGTCTTCAACCTTAACATTCTCGAACACAAGTCCTTCAGCTACACCCCATTCGCCATCGCAAACAATCCGAGCACGTCTTGGATTAGTGACATACAAGTCTTCGTAGCGTTGTTTATCGACCTCATCTAGCCACTCATTGCACTTGTAAGTAGTAGTCAAAGCTAACGTATCAGCCCTTTGCGTCTCTTTGTCAAAGAAGACACGTTTTAGCCAATGTCTTTCGTTCCAAGGGTTAAACGTGACTGTGATTTGCTTAAAGAAATCCGGGACATTCAAACTACCACGAATTGACTCGACGACCGTACTAAATTTGTCTTCTGTCTCGATTTGATAAGCTTCTTCGAACCAAGCCCAGCACAAAATCCCAACGTCAACTGTAATAGACGTGATTTTCAACTCATCATCAAGACCTCGAAACAGAATCTTTTGACCTGTCTTTTTCAAAGTGATTTCAGGCAAGCTTTCGTTGAATTTAAAAAGGTGTGTAACCTTTAATTGATTACACGCCCATTTAAAATCCGTATAAGTTGATTGCTTGTTAGTATTTGAGTACCTGCGAACTACCAAAAGGTTAGCCCACGGGTATTTCAAAAGCCTTGTGATGAAATTCAGCGCTGTAGTCTTCGATTTCTTCGAACCACGAGAGCCTTTGACGACCCTGTAAAAGTTCTTAGACCGCCAAAAAGCGCCATAGCCACCACCGACCATTTTAGGAAGGTCAACCATTATGTTAGTCTGCGATGTCGTCTTCATTGGCGAACACCACCGTTCCCTGAACTTCAGTTTCTACTTTATCGGTCCACATTCTATAACGCTTACCAATAAGTTCAGCAGCCTTGATACGGTCTTTGGCACTGACCTCAATGTCGGTCAACTCTTGACCTAACTCACCAACACCAATGATAGTCTGCTCTGTTTCTTCGCCACGCATGACTGATGTCAAATATTCTAGAACTTCTTGCTGGTCAGCTACTTTTTGAGACTGCAATTCAGCTAGCCGCTCGCTTATATAAGTTTTTATTCCAGTATTTTCCAGTAATTTGTGCGAATCGGCTTTTGCATACCTTTCGCTATACCCAGCCTTTTGAGCCGATTGATAAGCATTCCCAGAGATGATGTACTCATCTGCAAATCGTCTCTGTCTTTCGTTTAATTTAGCGATTTTCCATCACCCCCAAACAAAAAATAAAAAGCCACACAAATGTGTGACTGAAACAGGGAAAGTAGGATTCGAACCTACGCCTACAGATTAAAAGTCTGTCGCATTCACCCCTTTGCTATGTTCCCTACCAACTTACAGTGCTGCTAGCTTTCGCATTACGGCAAGCTCCCATATGTTGCAGCGCAACTGTTTTAACACAGGTGACAACATCGCGCTCTATGTTATTTTTTCTATAATATAATTTTAACACTCACAAACGTCATTATCCCAGCCACTTTCTCGCTTTTCTCTCCCAATTCGGAAGACCAGCAACTCCCCGCCTCGGTAACTCTCGGCGAACTCAATCGCTCCACGCTCTAGCATTCGATAAAATTCACTCTCTGAGTAGCCCAACTCCATATAGATAGCGCAATCAGATTTCATCTGCCACTTACAATATTTCTCAATCAGAATTTGTCTTACAAATGGGTCAATAATACGATTGATAGCTTTCGTAATTGCTTGCATTTCGTCCCAAGCTGCCACACGTCTGGTTACTTGGATTTCTGTTTGCTTGCTATTGCTGAATCCTGCCGCTTTAGGTTCTAACGAATAAGTTGCTGTGATTTTAGGTGTGTACTCTTCCCCAGCCATACGAGAATAGCGACGATAAAGAGATAATACCTCATATGCGTTTTGTTTCGTCAAAGCCTTGTCAATTTCCTGAAAAAGTCGCATTTCTCGGTCTCCTTATGATATAATGATAGTGCTGAAACCGATTGCTAAGGAGCCGAACTGCGACTTAGCTTTTTTTATTGTCTAGGAACTGCTCTAACCTTTGTTCCTTCGCAAATAAAGTCCCATTTAGGAGCTAAAGATATGTTTACCTTATCCAGATTAAGGCTTCTTATATAACTTGGATTATTTGCGATAATACAAAAGACTTCGTGCGGGGAAAGCGCCGTCACGGTGAAAGTACAGCTTAATTTTCCTTGGAAATATCCTTCGACTAAATACTCTTCCATCGTTTACCTCTTTACTAACCAAATAGCATTCCGTACACTATGCTTGCCGCCATGATTAAAAGTATGAGTCCTGCCCCGCCGACAACTAAACAGAAGCAAAAATAATTTAACTTATCACTCCTATATCCACCCTCGAAACCTATAGATAAAGCAACGAACGAGAAAAACAGAATAATCGGAATAAGACAACTGATAAGTATTTTAATCATCTGTAACTACCTCTTTATATGTTTTCTCAAATACTTCTCTAGCGCAAGGATAGCATTCACCATCGCTATTTTTAATAATATAGTCATAATCATGTAACCACATGCTACCAGATACAGTTACCATTTGATGAAACTCCCCAAAGCCAATATCAAAAGCTCCAATAAACCTTTTTACTTCTTCGTGATTGGTTGGTGTAACTTGAATTGCTTCAACAGGCGTAATTTTAATGTATTTTTTTATCATTCTTTCCACTCCGCTTTAAAATTTGTCATCAACTTGCATTGGATTCTTGCTGGTATTCCATCATACTCAAAGTCAAGATTCACTATATCGGTTTCTTTTTCTGCCATAATTTCAAAAATGTCTAAAACTGTTATTTTACTTGCTTCCATTATTCTTCCTCTCTATAATCTAGCCATGGCTCAATAAGGCTGCGCTTCCCGCATTTTGAGCATTCAAGGTGATATTTACTGCTAAAACTAAATATCTGCTTCGTCTCTTTCTTTACATAATCGTGTCTACAAAAGAATTGCTTCAAATTCTGTCTAAGCTCTTTCTTTTGTTCGTTGAACTTATAAATAATCATTTTAAGAGTATCGAACATTATTGCACCTCATTACACTATGTTTAATGTTAAATTACCGACTAATACTAATTACAATATGTTTTAAATCAGCAATGCTTTTCTTTAACTCGTCTATTTCCGCTTTTAACTGTTCAATTTCTTCTTCGAGTTCTTGATTAGTTTTGTATCTTGTAATTTCTGGGTGGTAATCACTATAAGTTCCATACCACTCTGGATTTGGGTCGTCCATAAAAGACATTTTATTTTCCTCCTACTAATTCTTGATTATGGAAAGTAATAATTTCCACGGGTAGCAATTGCTTATCTTCTGCAAGCCAAGCTCTAATTTTAGGTATTGTCATTATCTATATCCTCTTCTAATCTAAGAAAAACAACTGAATGAAAAATATCAATAATCCTAAATCGAACATTATTACACCTCTACAATTTCAACTCTTGTTATATCCTCATCGCTAGCCAGATTTCGTTTGCTAGCTTCTTTTAAGGCTTCTTGAAAGTTGTTAGCTTCGACTATATAAGCCCAAGGCCAGTAGTCCTCTTCAAAGATAAGGGAAACTTTGTATTTTTTCATCGCTCTTCCTCCAAAAGCTCTGGATTTTCATAAACGTTACCGATAACTTCAAGCTGTTTTGGTGAAAAACCGTGTAAAGGTGTTCCTCCGTTTAAAATGTCAACGCAAAACGAACCTTGTGAATAAAATACTTTTGAGATTTTTTCACCATAAATTAGTACAATGTCTCCCTCAAAAATCTCTTTGTCATTCTTATCAATCAAACCTGTTGATTGCATGAGTTCGCTATAATATCCAGTATTGACATCAGCTTTTAAAATACAAAACAAATCTGACAAGTCCTCGTAATCGCTTGTTGTTATCATCATGCACTCAACTTTATCATATACTCTAAATTTTGGTATTGTCATCTTTTCACCTCTTTAACATCATAAGCTTCATTTTCCCAAGCATAATATTTAATCAAATCATCTTCAGTGAAGTGATATGCTTCTTTTTGATTAACCACATCGTCAGGTACTCTGAAATGAAGAATTTTTTTATAATTTTTGTCATAGTGTAGATATTCATTTGTTGATTTTAATTTGGCTGTGTAAAGTTTCTCTTTCTCAACTTCATAGCCATATAACCAAGCTTTTGCGAAAGTGTCACCATTATCGCCCTTACGAATCCATCTTTGAGCATCACCAAATGCTCCTAAGTTCACAAGCGTTCCTACTAAACTGTCGCCCTGTTTCTTTCGCTTAATAATCATATCTGCCACACATCTTGGCACTACTACCTTTTCTGGCTCGTCAAGTTCTTCGACTAATTCCAACGCATAAGTTAAACCGGTCTCTTTACCTCTTTGATAATCGTTTAAAATAAAATCTGGGATTGCATTCTCAATCTCATCAATCACTTCTTGTTTATTTATCATCTGTCATTCCTTTCTGATTAAAATAAGCTTTAATTGTATCAACAAGATAGTAAAGCAGACCACACGTCACAAATCTTACTCGTTTCTTCTTGTCGTAAATCGCAAACATTGGAAATGTCAGCCAAGCTAAAATCACTAAATAAATACTAATCATTTTCGTTTTCCTCTCTATACCAATAAACTAAATCTGCTAAACACTCATAACCATCGTCTGTTAACATATTCCAATCAACATCTTGTTTTGACAGCCAATCAGAAAAATTCAAATAGTTGTCAATCTCAAGTTCAAAATAATCACCCCAGCTCCAAAAGTAGCCATCGATTTTCACGTAATCACCGTATGGATTTTCAAAAGTTAAAACTGGATTATCACACCACATTGAACCAAAACACAGTTCACACGTTCCAGTTCGCTCTGTGCGTGCATTTGACGTATCAACATCTACTAACTTAATTCCTAGCATTTTTTACACCTTTCTATGTCTGGGTATAGAATTATACCCAAAACAATTTTGAGCTTGCTCTAAGTAACATCTTCTTTTACTCTGTGACCTTAAAACGTGTTTTGGCACGTTCAGACATTGCTTGTCTTTGCTCGTCTGTTAGTTTTCGTTTTGGTTTAGCAAATGGACTAATACCTGCATCGAGCATTTTTGCACGAATATAAATTCGATTGCCACGTTTGTCAAATTCCTCATCCAAAATCTCGTAAAGCTCAATACGCTTTTCAATTTTAGTGATATGTTTCCTTACGCTTGTTTCAAAATACCAAGCGTTATCTAATTCATCAAAACGGATAACCGTTTCACGTTCTTCTGGTAAATACATTTTTTACTTCTCCTCGTTAACATCTTGTTAGTTTTTGCAGCTTCTACCGCTCAGCCTTATAATTTATCAAGAAAATATTTCATGTTTTATTTTGTCGATAAAATAGCACGCTGCAGACCTTAAAATCGATTCTGTGCCATTACCTCTTTCATTCGTTTTAAAACTGTGCTGTCATACTCTGGCATTTTAGCCAAATCAAGATATTTCTTGACTTCGTTTGGTGTAATGTCTAACATTTCAGCAATTTCAACATAGCTTTTTAGACCATTTTTAATCGTCCAATTTCTAAAATTTCGACAAACGTCAAGCGGTGTGCCAGTTTTCGTTTCAACAAACGTCACTGTAAATTTAGCTCTATTGCGATTTCCTGCTCTACTCATTCAATTTCCTCGATTTCAATTTCAATTCTTGGATTTGGACTGTACAGCTTTCTTGTTGTGTGTTCAACAATCAAACAGTCATCTTTCCAAACAATCTCTGCTTTTGAAATACTGTCATATACTGACTTTTCCAAATTGTCCAAATCGATTTTTTTATCGTGCGGAATTTTTTCCGCAATAAACCTAGCATATTCATCTTTTTTCTTTTGTCTTGAACGTGGTTTTGGAGGTTCTGCCATTTTTTTAGGCGCCTTCATGTAGAACGTAACTTTGGTTCTTATCGCTCCGTCAAAATAACGTCCAGCATAATTTTGCTTAACAAAATTAGTTACTTTTCTCCTCCACCGCGTCATGTCAGCTTTTTCGTAAGTGCCAGCATGCTCCCCTCTGATTGTAGCTTGTGGTCTTGATTGTGGCTTTGGTTCGAATGGTATTAAAAACATCTATATTTCTTCTTTCCAAAATCAAAAGCGGACACATTTAAATTGCGAGTGAGTAAGGCTTGTGCCCGCTAAAATTCTTTCGTACGTCCTGTTAACTTGACACGTACTTTCTAGCTCGCTTTTATAGCCGTTCGCGGGGCTTATTTTTTATTTTGGCGTTCGCCCATTAGGTAACCTAAGGACAACCAAAGGAACGCCATTCCTGCTTCTCTAAGAAATTCAATCATTCTGTTTCTCCTATCATGTCATTCAAACTTACAAGTTTAGAAAGTTTCTTTTGAGCCTTACAGTAGTCACAATGACCACATTTTTTGGGTTTTTGCTTACCTTGAATGACATCCCAGACTTCTTTAACGTTGTCTTTGATATAATCAAGACCTTCATCAAGCCAATTTTCATCAACTTTGATAAATTCCTTGTCTGGTACGTTCTCTTTTGATACAGCAACGATAAGCGGTCTAAACTCTTGCCCTGTCATCTGTTTCAGTAGCTCACGATAGAGAGCGAGCTGTCCGTTATAGCCGAAATTCAAGATATTGTTAACTGCCGCTGGCACTTTCTTATGTAAATCTACGTTCCATTCTTCGTTGTAAATTGACCTCATTGTCTTCAGGTCAACGAAGTAGCCACGAGATAGGTTGATACTGTCAAGTTTGCCTTTTATCGGCACTCCTTCGATTTCACCGACCACAATCATTTCTTTTTTGACATCATCACTTGGATAGCCGTGATAAAGACGATTGAAATTATCGTCATCTTTCAAGGCGTTAATCATTTTCTCGCCGACGACGAAATCAGCTTTAAGATTTCCTTTGTTTTTACCTGTCTTAGCAATGATTTTCGCTTTGTTTGCTTCAACGAAAGCGTCGTGAACCTTTTCGGATTCAAAGTAGCTATGTACGTAGTTGCCGACCAAAAGAGCGGTCTCGTCTCGGTCTTCTACCCATTCGCCATTATCAACGGCATAAGCCTTAGCTTGGCATTGCATGTATTGCTTAAATCGTGAGTTAGACAAGTAAGTTTTGTCTTGATAATAATTCTCATCTGTTAGCTTAGTCATATAAGTCTCCTAGCTGCTCAAATAGCTCTGTTTGCTCCGGTTCATGTAAATCATCAGGTTCAGACATTTCGGTCGATTCTGGGGCTTCTGTGAGCTCCTGAGGAGCATCTTCGGCTGGTGTCACATCTTTAGGTTGTTTTGGCTCTTCGTCAGCAGCTTCTGGCAATGGTTCACCGATAAAGCTATCAATGCTTTCACTATCACCTTGTTCTGGTGTCACATCTTTGACACTTCGTTCATCGTCGTCATATTCGTTTGCTGTCGTTCGATTGACTGCGTCGATAAATAAATCGTTATCATCACTTGTGTTAAAGAACTGTTTAGCAGCACGATTGATGACAGTACGTTTAGCCATTTCTTGTGGGAAATTATTTTGGACGGTTTTGTTTTTTGATTGCCCCCAAGCTTTATCGATTTCTTTCTTGGTCATGATTGTCAAAATCTTCTCACTATCAACTTTTTCGATAATACAGTAAGCACCAATGATTGGATTATCTTGATTTAGCCAATTAGTATCGTGTTTAACCAGCACCTTGCGGCCTTCAATGTTTTTAATTTCAACATTATCACCTTCGTAGATGACTTCGGCGTAAATGTCTTTAACTTCAGGGAGCTGTTTAACGACTTTCATCGTTCCAAAATATGAACGCATTAGCTTGACCTTGTTTCCGTAAGGAATGAAATAGCATTGTGTTTTAGCTGGGCTTAGGCCTTGCGTTACCATGTCAAGCAAAGCGTTGTAAATACTGTCTTGCGTACATTTTCCTAGCAAATTGCCGCTATTTGAATTCGTCAAAGCGTAATAAGCCGAACTTAAAGCGTTGCTAACACTGTAGTTTGGCGCTACTAGCAAGCCTTCGCCTTTCATTTCTTCAATTCGGTTAGCCACGCTTGACGTAATTTGTCGTTGTGTTAATTCTGTTGTCATTTTTTCTCCTCTCTAATCATCTAAAATGTGTTGGTTGACTTTTACCGGAACATCAACGGTAAAATTGATATTTATTGTAATTTCCTTATCAGTCATGCTTTCAAGCTCATAAAATAAGTCTTCATCTGTGTAGTTTTTGTATCGCTCATTTAAACTTTTCAAGGTTCTAGAATTGTTTCCAGAAAGAAAGTCAATAGTTTCAATATGGGCCTCTCTCCAATTATTTGAGCTTGTGATAAGTTTATCGTCTAATCTTATTTCGAACATTAGCTGACCTTTCTAGCTTCTAGCAAGTAATAGCAAGTCTTAGCGCCGTAATCAATGCGAATACTGTTCCCACTCATTGACTTTCTAAAGCGTGGTTCTGAAATAGCTGAATAAGCATATACATGATTTTTGAGTGCTTTAATCGCTTGGTGCATATCGTCATAAAAACCAAGATGAAACTTGCGACAACCATTGATGACGTGTAATAATTCAATTTTCATCAATCTTCGTCCTCATCTGGAAATAACATATCGCGCACTGCTTCTGGTACATCTTTGCCATTTAGCACATCTTCAAGGATATGTGAGAAAGCGTGCATTGTTTCAAAGGATATCAATTTATCTTCTGGCTGTTCAATAATTCCATTCTTGTGTAACCCAATTGCTAGCGCTGATGTTCCGTGCATAAACTTTTGTAGTTCTTCGATACGTTTCAAAGTTTTGTGTTGGCTTAAAATTGTTTCTTTTACATTCATAGTTAATCCTCCGACATCGATTTTTTAAGTGCTTCAAGCTTCGCTTGTTCTTCTGCTGTTGCACTATGTTTGTACTCTTTTTCTACCCAATCAGGGACGTTGCTTTTAGCTGGTTGCCGATTAGAAAAGCTGCGTTGTTGCTTGTGACTTTGAAATTCTTCTTTTTCTTTGTCAGCTTGCTCTACCGTTGTAATACCTTTTACTTTCCAACTATCCAAAATCCTAAAAGTGTAGTTTGGATTATCGATACCGCTGTCGGTAGTTCGTCTAACCGCTTCTTTAACTAGTTCCATATCCATACCATCTAAGCCGATGTACTCCAATAGACGTGTCATGTGTCTATCGTTAACTTTTAAACCTTCCGCTTTCACGAATTGTCCGAAATCGACTGGTCTGTTATCTGTATATATATTATTTGATATATTAGTATTGATATTATTAGTATTGATTCCCTTAACTTTTTTTAGTTCTTGACCTAAAGTTTCTTTAGTTCCGGACTTAAAAAAGTTTAGTTCTTGACCTAAAGTTTCTTTAGTTCCGTTGATATACAAGCGATTAGGCTTGTTTATTCCCTGTCTGACCTCTTCTAAAAGGCCAAATTTTGCCAATTCTTTCTTAGCTTTGATGACCGCCGGCTCAGAACAGTTAAGTTCTTCCATGAATTGCTCGTTGGTGAAAATCATGAAAATCCTTCCGTCTTCGTCATACCATTTGTTTTTGATTGATAGCGTTCGACGGTCAAAAAGCAACATATACATCATTTTCGCTTTGTCACCTAAAGCTTTGTATGGCTCGTCTTTCAAAAGCCATTGAGGGAACTGGTAAAAAGCGTTGTTTTTTACTTCGTTTACATACATTATTTTTTAACCTCTGCTAACATTTCACGCAAACATTGATTTTCACGTTCTAAGTCATGAACACGTTGTTTTAAATGATTGCAATCTCTTGTGAGGACTAATAAAGCTTCATGGTTTTCAACAGCAATTTCTCTGTAACGTTGTGCTTCGTTTGGAAAAACTGCAAAATTTTTAATTTCTATCTCTTTTTCTTCAGGAAAGAAGAAATCATGGATTTTTCCGAAAAATGTCATCATGTTACTGCTCCTTATCTGTGTAGTGACCGATAAACGGTAAAATAGTGATTTCTGTTAATACTAAAATAATTGTTGTGATAATTACGTATGTCATGCTGTTTGCTCCTCTAAACGTTTTTCGTTAATCATTACCAACGTTCTATAAACCGGGTGACCTGCTGGAATTGTGTAAGTTGCTGGGTCAAATTCAACCAGCTTTATTTCATCGTTTTCAGTTACTTCACGATAACTGGTAACCTTAGGTTTCCATTGTTCTTTTTTTCGTTTCATGTTAAAATACCTTTGTAAATGTTTATGTTTGCCCTTTAACTAATTGCCGTTAGCTAAGGGCTTTTTTTGTGCTCTCAGGCTAGCTGGTATAGCCCTAGTAGGCGTTTCAGCCGGATAAAAAATAAAGAGGAGATACTTATCGTAGATAAATTGTGTAAATGTATTTTTGAAAGGAAAATTAGTAACATGGTGTCAAATAATAAAAATACGAGTAATTACCTACTAGAGCCGTATCAACCAGCCTGAGAAGCACGGTTAATTAAGCAATGTTATTCAGTAGCTTATCAGCAAAATACAGTTGACCTTTACCTGTGATTTTAGGCGTCTTATTAATGCTGATGTGACCGTCTGAATGATTGATAGTCGTTTCTTTGATTTCAAACAGACCTAAATCCATTGCTTTTTGTGTTGGCATGTTCCAACTGTTGCCTTTGCGACTGATTAGGTAGCCATTTTCTCGTAGCCATGCAAACATACGATTCTGACCGAAATTCAAACCGTTTTGACGCATAAGTTTGGCGAAATCACCAACTAAAATAGACGTGTGGCTTGCGCTGACAGCGTTAGCAAAGATGACTTTAGGCTTTTGCTCTTCAATTGTTGCTTCAAGTTTAATAATTTTACGGTCAGCAATTTTAAGAGCTCGTGCCATGATTTTTTCTGGACTATTGAAGTCCTTTTCGACTTGAATGAAGTATTGACGAACCTCTTTTCCTTTGTCGGTTTTAGTCATCATTGCAATATGCTTAGCCATGTCAACAGAGAGAGCGTAATCATCTAAATATTGAATATTGCCATTTCCACCTCTAACGGGTGTACCTCCGGGTACACCTGTAAAATCGTAGTCCTCGCTAAATATATCTGAATATTGTTCAAACCAAGCGCTAAAACGTTTCTTAACTCCTAAGACTTGATGAAGTTGACGACCTGAAACAACAGGTTCTTGATTTTCGTTTAAAGTAACGTTAATTAATTTGTTCATGTGTTATCCTTTCTAAATTTGATATAATGTAAGTAAAAACGAGGTTTACTATGATAAACATTGATACGCAATTCATTGATACAATCAGCCAAATACTATCTGATTACGTTTCACATTCTGAAATTACTAGAATGGGAGAAGTTTTAGGATATCCCCAAAACGACCAAGGCTCTGGGCTAAACAAACATAAGAGAGTACATAATCTGATGTCTGATATATTAAACCAAACCCAAAATACAGATAATATTAGATTTGTGATTGAATACATATGCAACCCTTTAAGATACATTGATCAAGTTTCAATTTTTGAACAGTTACGAACTGCTCTTAACATTCCACTTTCACTAAAAGGCTTGATTGTATCAGAGAACGGAAAAATTGTTAGTGCTACTACTTCAAAAACTTTATGCGAAGCCAAAAAACGCTTTGAAACACTTGATAGTAGATTGAAAGAGTTAAAAGTACACTCTCATGTTTTAAAGTTTTGCACTCAAGAACTCTTGCAAGAAAACTATTTCCATGCCGTATTTGAAGCAAGTAAAGGGGTTTTCCACCGCATTCGTCTGCTAACAGGTTCATCAATGGACTCAGCTAGTCTGATAGACCAGTGCTTCAAACTAAAAGAACCTATCGTGATTATCAACGGTAATAAATTACAGACTCTAGACGAACAAAGTGAGTACAAAGGATTAAAAAATTTGCTGCTTACAATCGCTCACCTTTATCGCAATTCTAAAGCTCATAAACTCAAATACTACAATCCAGATAATCTTAATGACGCTCTTACAGCCCTAACGCTTATGTCCCTCGCTCACAATCTCCTTGACAACTGCTCCAATACTAGGAGACTGGATTAATAACTTGTAAAATTCAGCTGTCACTTCAGCCAATCTAATTGCTTCATCATCAATTGGACTGTTATAGTCCTCTAGGTGGTGAAGTTTTTTAGTTAGCTGGTCAGACAGATGCTCTGTTTGGCAATGCAGCGACTTTTGCAAAGTCGTTACCTCACTAAGAATCTCCTTTTCTTGATAAGGAAAAATTTTTTCTATTTCGTTCATGCTCGCTCCTTTTGTGTGTAATTCTTTGTTCATAAGCACGTAATTCTATTTCGTGCTTAACCTGCATACAAATTTGTAATGCTTCTCCATAGGTATTGCTTGATTTGGTGATTTCATCGGCTACCCCAATGATTAAATTTTCATTCATTACTACTCCTTTCAGTCTTTAGACTGATTTAAAAAATCAAAAGACTTTGTATAATAGTTTTGTGGATAAAACCTTTACACTCTTTTATTCATACAAAAAATTATTGAAAGGAGAAAATATGGCTAATAAACCAATCAAACCTGGAACAGATAACCAAGCACCAGGTCGCTATATTGAAGTAGGACCTCTTGGAGGAAAAGTCTCTAATGGTCATACAGCAACTATAGGAAAAGGTGATAGGCTTCCACCAACTTCAACTAAAGGTAATGGTTGGAAGAAGATTTAATCTTTATCTGCGTACAATCGTTCAATGGTTGTACGCTTTTTTGATAAGCAAAAGCACTTTCCAAAAATATTAATTTGAATCCACGCTTCGGCGTAATCTTTACCATTGCTGGCGTAATGTGTAATGTAATGATGTATCATTTTATGCCTGCTCCTTTCTAAGTTGCAATTACGCAACTGTGCTTCCAAAAAAAATTTCTATTGCTTCGCTTTTTGTCAAAGGAACAGCTAAAGCAATTTTTGTCGCCTCCTCAACTGAAAACGTGCCTCCGTTTTTCATCTTGCGATAAAAAGTGCTTCTATCAATTCCGATGCTATCAGCAACTGCTTGTTGAGTCGTTCCTTTTTCAACGATTACTCCTTTTAATTTTTGAGTATTAACCATAAGAGCTCCTTTCTAAGTTGCGTTATTGCAACTTTGTGATTTTATTATAAGCCACGTTTTTTTATTTGTCAACACAAAAGTTTCATTTTTGCAATATTTTTTTGTTGCAATTTTGCAAACTAAGTATTATACTATTTTTATAAAGGAGGTGCTTATGGATATAGGAGCAAAATTGAAACAACGAAGACTTGATGAAAAGATGAGCGCAGAAGAATTAGCAAAACGATTGGGTGTTTCTAAAACGACTATTTATAGATATGAAAAAGGTGAAATCGCTAAAGTGCCTACAGAAACACTTGAAAAAATTTCTAAAATTCTTAACACTAGTCCTGCTTATTTTATGGGGTGGTCTGAGACATCGGATATAGATGTAAATGTTTCTGAAATTCTTTCAATCTATAACAAGTTGAAACAACCAAGGCAAGAGAAAGTTTTGGATTTTGCTAACAAGCAACTTGCTGAACAGGAACAAGAAAACAATATTACTTCTATCTTTACCAAAAGAGAAGATGATGATGAATATATCGACGACCATGTACAAGGTTTAGTTGCTGCTGGACGAGGAGTGTTCCAAGAGGATAACTTATATATGGAAGTTCGATTAAGAGCTTCTGATGTACCAGATGAATATGACACTATCGCTAAAGTGGCTGGTGACTCAATGGAACCGCTGATACATGATAATGACTTGCTATTTATTAAAATAACAAGTCAAATTGAACCGAATGATATTGGGATTTTCCAAGTTAACAATAAGAACTTTGTTAAGAAACTAAAACGTGACTATGATGGTAGATGGTATTTACAGAGTCTAAATGATAAATACGAAGAAATCTACCTATCAGAAAATGACGACATTCGCACAATTGGGGAAGTCGTGGATATTTACAGGGAGTGTTAAAAATGAGCGAAGAAACTAGACCAATGAAAGTTATCTGCCATGACTTAGATTGTCACTGCAACAGACGCAGAGAATGGATTAAAGTTAACGGTGAGTGGCACGCTATTGAATTTTCAGTAGCTGACCCTAACGAGCCACCGATGACCGAAAAAGAGAAAGAAAACGTTGCTAAAATCATTATCGCCTCTATGGTAAAAGAATAAATAATCGTGCAAATACTGAATCACGTTAAAAGCTGAAATAAAGGAGCTATGAAGATGAAGTTTTGTCCGGAATGCGGAACGCACGTAGAAGGTATGAAATTCTGTCCGGAATGTGGTTACTCTCTTGTAACTACAAAGGAAAAGGTTATTGACTTTGAATCGGTAAAAGAGCCTGAAAAAGACGAAGTAAAAAACACTGAAATGGTTGAAACCGCTATTCAAAACGAACCAGACGAACCTGTTAAAGTAGGTTTTAAAACTTTGATGAAATCAAAAAGTTTTGGGGAATTTTTAGCTGCTAAGAACAATCCTGAAAAAGCGGCGGAAATTCAAAATCGCAAATGGTCTCAAGTCATGTCTAACAGCGCAAAATCAACTCAAGAAGTTGCAGCTATTAAAAAAGCGGCAAAAATTGAAAAGAGCGCTATTAAATGTCCTAAGTGTGGTTCAAAAAATGTGCAATTTATGCAACAAGATAAAAAAGGTTTCTCAGTTGGTAAAGCACTTGGTGGTGCTGTATTATCTGGTGGTGTCGGCGCTGTCGCTGGTTTTGCTGGTAAAAAAGGCAAAAAACAGTGGCACTGCTTAAATTGCAGCAACGTCTTTGAAACTAAAAAATAATTGGCAGAGGTTAGATTATGAAAGTTGGATTTAGAAAACCAAGTTTAAAAAAGAGTTTGAAAGCTCGGACAACGGCAAAGTGGAAAAGACAAGCTAAAAAAGCTGTTATCCCCGGCTATGGCAAAAAAGGCATGGGCTGGGTAAAGAATCCAAAGAAAGCAGCTTATAACAAGGTTTATCATAAGACTACATTTGGTCTATCTGACATCATGAAATTATTTAAGTAAACAAAAAAAGCCCACGCTCAAATTTTGGACGAGGAGAGCGTGAGCAAATAATTGGTATAAGAAAAACAGGCATTAAAAAGCCCTTTTTCTTGTACTCATTTTAACATTTTTTAACAAATTTTGAAAGGGTACAATATGAACTCAAAACGAAAAGTAGCCATATATAGCCGTGTTTCTACACTACACCAAGCTGAAGAAGGTTATTCAATCGGTCAGCAAATCGAAGCACTAACAAAATATTGTCAAGCTATGGATTGGGTTATTTATGACAACTATTCTGACGGCGGTTTTTCTGGTGGTAAACTAGAACGACCAGCCATGCAAAAAATGATACAAGATGCTGAATCTGGTAAATTTGACACTGTTATCGTTTACAAGCTTGACCGTCTTAGCCGAAACGTCAGAGACACACTCTATCTAGTCAAAGACGTTTTTAACGCTAACAACGTTGATTTTGTCAGCTTACAGGAAAACATAGATACAAAATCTGCTATGGGGAATCTCTTTATCACGCTTCTCTCTGCTATTGCTGAATTTGAACGGGAGCAAATAAAAGAGCGTATGCAGCTAGGTGTTAAGGGACGTGCTAAATCAGGAAAAACAACTGCTTGGGCGACACCGCCCTTTGGTTACAAATATGATACCAACACCCAGTCGATGACTGTCGACCATTACCAAGCCGAGATTGTCCGTAATATGTTTAACAAAATTATTTCTGGTTGGTCAATCATGGGAATAACAACATACATGCGTGAAAATTACGACGGGAAATGGACTCACGTCAAAGTAAAACGAATTTTAGAAAACATAACCTACATCGGCAAAGTGAAGTATCGCAATGAAATTTTTAAGGGGGAACACACACCTATTTTACCTGAAGAATTATTTTACAAAGCTCAAAAAGCCTTGGAAGAAAGAACAAACAAAAAAGATAATACTAGACCATTTCAAGGTCTTTATATGCTTTCTCACATTGCAAAGTGTGGATACTGTGGGACACCTTTAAAAATCGACACCTACAAACCACGAAAAGACGGCACTAGAAAGCGCACCTATACTTGTATCAATAAAAATCCGAGACGAACTAAAACAACGATATACAACAACGGGGAAGAATGTAAGGAATCAGGACGATACGATGTTAAAGACGTTGAAAGCTATGTTTTGAATGAAATAAATAAATTCCAACTAAATCCTGAATCCATAGAATCATTGTACAAAGACAAACCTGAAGAAAATTCAAAAGCATATGAAGAGCAACTAAAACAACTAGAAAAGAAACTTTCAAAGTTAAATGACTTGTACATAAATGAGTTGATTTCTATGGACGCACTAAAACAAAAAAGCGCTGAACTCCTCAAAGAGAAATCCAGCCTAGAATCGTTCATAAATAGAAACAAAACTCAAACAAATAATAAACAATCTTTTGAAAAGCTCGTGAAAATGGACGATATTCTAAAAATGTCTTATGACGACCAAAAGAAAGTAGTAAAAACATTAATTAAACGTGTAGAGGTAAAGCGTGATGAAATCGACGTTATTTTTAAATTGTAA